CAGCACACGCGTCAGGAGACTCGGCTTGGGCATGCCGACGCCTTCCTTCTTCGCTGGCTCCGCTGCCTTGGACGGCGGCTTGTCACCTGCGGCTTCGTCGATTTGCTCGTCGAGATCACGCCCTCTATTTCTGAGCGTGTCGTACGTAGACTGCGGCTTGCGCGGCTTCGGCATTCCTTCGGCCATGTCACTTCCTCCGTTTCGGTTTCCAGAACTCGCACTGCGTCACAGGGCACCACCCGTAGCACAGCCCGCTGGGGCGGGGTGTCCATACCTCCTCTTTGGCGGCGGTAAGGTACTGCCTGAGATCGGGGAGAAACACCTCCCACAGATCGTCCAGCTCGTCGCGCGTGAACATCGACAAGTCGAACGTGCCTTCCTGCATCCAGTAGTACCCCGTCTGCACGACTTCCACTTCGGGGCGATGTAGGAACATCAGGATCGCGGACAGCTTGAGCTGCTTCGAGTTGAGCTTCCGCTTACCCGTCTTGTGGTCGATGATGCGTGCGCGCTCGTCCTTGATAACGGCGTAGTCGAGGATCGCCCGACACCACACGTTCTTGGCGAAGAAGTCGCACGGCTCGCACGCCGTGGTGATCGCGCACTTCCACTCCACTAGCTGTTCGCCGTCGTAGTCCAGCAGGGTGTCGAGGTACGTCTGATGCTTGCTCAGCTCGGGCGGTAGCTCAACCTTGCCCTTGGCGAGCAGGTACGCCTCGAACTGCTTGTGCACGTAGTCGCCCCACAGCCCCGCTTCGTTTGGCGGGTCTACCACGTCTTTCGCTACGCGCTTGTGGTAGTACGCCTTCGGACAGTTGATGAAATCCGACAGCGCCGAGTGCGACCACGGTAGCGGGCGCATCACTCGAACTCGATCTCGACGATGCCGCGCTCCTTGTCCTCGCGCACCATACGGAAGAGCACCGGGGCGCTGAGCGGCACGACACGTTTGACGATGGATTGGATCATCGCCTTGGCCGCACGCACCGCCTTGGCGCGCGTAGGGTGGCTCTCGTTGTCAGCGGTGATCCTGCCGTTGCGGGCCACGAGCTGCCAGTACCACTCGCCGCTTACGCCCTTGAACACCGTAATTCGCGGGTAGCTCATCACGTATTCCTTTTCATGCTGCCGTCCTTGTTGCGGGGGAACGACCTGTTGTCACTCGCCGACGTGACCCGCAGGTTGTCCATGTCGAGCGGCGAGCCGCCCTTCTTCAGCGCGACCTTGTGATCGACGTCCTTCCCGTCGTTGGGCTTGACCAGCCCCTTCTTCACCAGCAGGCGACGCGCCTTCTTGCGCAGGTTGTCCCGCTTGTCGTCACCACGCCGCTTGGCGGTGCGCTTCTCCTGTGCGATGTCACGCACGTAGTTCGGTGAGCTTGGCATGTAGTTCCTCGGTGTCGTTAGCCTTGATGACTCGGTAGTCCTGCCGGTTGTACTTGCTGCGTGGGTCGAACACTCTGTCGTACTCAATGCCGCCGAACCGCTTCGCGGTCTTGACGCGCATCACGTGTGTTGCCGGATCGTAGGATAGCACCTCCACACTCACCTCCCAACGACCCGTCAGATTGCACAGGAGGAACGCCCGCACGGACTACCCCTTTGGAGGGGCGGTCAGCGGCAGCTCGTCCTCGGACTTCACCACCTTGAACCCGCGCAGCTTCAGCTCTTCCTTGCTGATGTTGCGCGTGAACGTCACGCCGAAGCCGCCCATCAGCGTGCCCTGCTTGGTCTCGGCGTTGTACTCCACGACCTTGAACCGCAGGTTGGGATTCTTGACGCTCTCGATGTACACGTTCATGGTTACCCCCTCACGTTCTTCCGCAGGTCCGCGATCTCCTTGTCGAGCGACCGCAGGCGGTTGGGGTCGAGCTTCACTTGCGTCTTGCGCACTTGCTCGACGTAGATGGATCGAACGGTCTCCGCGAGCTTCAGCAGCTCCCGGTCACTCAGCTCCATGATCTTCTGCGCTTCTGTCTTGGCTTGCTGCCTCATGTCTTGGCCTTTCCGTAGCTCTTGTGTGATCCCACTTCGCAGTTCAACGGCAGGTCGGGGCACCACGGAAGCGGTTGGCGCAGCGCCCACGAGACTTCGTACTCGGTCTGCAGCACGTCCTCGACCGGGACACACCACACACCTTCGTCGTGCACAGACATCACGAGCTTGCGCGGCACCATCAGAGTTTGCGTCATGACGATGATCCGTGCAAGAGCCTGCACAATGTTCTCCACCACCTTGCCGCCGTATATCTTGACCCGCGCCCTCCCATTCCAGTACGTCCACCCCTCTTTGCTGCGTTCCAAATCTGTGTACTTGATTACCAAACCATTCGGGAGGAGCAACCCCTGCTCAGCGGTGGTCACGATGCCCCGGTAGTCCACCTTCGCGCCCACCACCCCCTGCGCGATCAGCTCTAGGGCTTCGTTGGCCCGCTTGTGCAGTGCCATCACACGTGGGTGCGACTCTCGATACACACGTACGATGTCCGACGCCAGCGACGGCGCGATCTTGGCAGTGACCGCAAATTTCTCGTCGCCCATGCCGTACCCAAGCCCGAGCTTGCTGACCTTGCCCAAGAAGCGCTCATTGGGGTCATTCTTCTTCGTGATCTTGCGCTTGAAAATCTTCTCGGCCATCACGCAGTAGATGTCGGGACCGGTGCCTCGGTCGTAGTTACGGTATGCCTCGACCTGATCGTCCTGCCCCGCCAACCAGTCGAGTTGACGCGACTCGATGTTAGCTGAGTCGCCCACCACTAGCTCATGCCCCTTCGGTGCCTCGACTGCCTCGCGCAACAAGCTGCCACGCGTAAGGTTCTGCCAGTTCATCTTGTCGCCGCCCGATGCACGCCCGGTTTGGTCCGCCCCGTAATAGTTAAGGTACACGCACGCCGCGCCACGGGACGCCATTCCAATCATGCGCTCCGCACGAGTCTCGTTGATCGTCGAGCGCGCGTTGATCCGCGCAGCGGCGAGCGCTTGCACCGCCTCGTCCTCGTGCTCAAGTAGTTCCTGCATGCCGATGTCGGTCTTGGCAAACGCATACGTCAGCTTGCCGGTTTTAGGACTCATCTTAACCGGCGGGGTAACGCCGAAGAAACGCAATGCCTCGGCGAACTTGTCGTTGCTACGCACGTCGGTGAGCTGCACCCCAGCGCGCATGAGCAGGTCCACCTGCCGGATGCGCAGCTCCTCGATGTACTCCTGCAGCTTGGGCACGTTGAGTCGCAGTGTCGGCTCGGTGAACAGCCGGATCGTGGCGTCGATCAGGTCTAGCTCGAACTTGGCGAACTGCGGCACCATGCGCTTCGCCAGCTTGTTCTCTAGCGAGCAGTCGTGGCAGCAGTACGCCCCGTACTCGGCGAGCTGCGCACGGCTGAAGTCCGCGTAATGTTTGCCGATTGCGTTGAGTACTTCCGTACCCTTCGGCGGCAGGCCGTACCGCTGCGACAGCTTGGCCAACGAGTTGCCGCCTTTGGCACCGTGCAGTGCGCGCGCCATCGACAGGGTGTCGATCCAGAACCCCGGCCTGACCCCATAGCGATGCGACAGGATAAGGCCATCGAACTGCGCATGGTGCGCGATGACCGCGCACTCTTCGAGCTGCAGCGTGGTGAGGTGTTCGGCGACCATCGGCCCCGGTATCCAGTAGGGGCTGGCGTTGCCGACCTTGAACCCGCACATGATGGTCTCGAACCGCTCATCTCGCACGTACTCTTCGGTCGTCATCTTCGACAGCGAGTACTCCTTGTCGTAGTACGTCTCGAAGTCAACGACGACGCGTTTCATTTCCCCTCCCAATACTCCTGCACGACGTGATTGATCTTGAAGCTCGCCAGCATCCACGCCGGGACTGCCTTGTTGCCCGACAGCACCATGCTGACATACTGCAGCGACACGCCGTTCTTGTCGGCGTAGGCCGACAGCGTGCCGAACTTCTCCGCAATGCGGTCCTTGATGTGCGCACGAACGTTGTCGATGTCTTGCGTACGCTTCAGCTTTGCTGCGCTCATGGTGTTCTCCTAGTTGGTGAGTGTGATGGTAACACCGTACGCGAAGGTGAGTGTCCCACCGTTGGTCACTGAGATTGGTTGCCCCCCGTTCTGAAGGTTCCCGGTGAGCACTTCCATCGGGCCAGCGCCCAAGTCGAGCATCAGTGACCAGCTATCGACTTCGACGATTTCTCCTTTCGGGGCGCGCAGCTCCGGAGGGTCGATGCGAACTACACCGCCGCGTGCTGGGCGGACCTTGCACGCCGAGAGTGGCACGCGATAGACAGGAATCGGCCCGAGCTTGAGCACGAAGTAGCCGGACATGGCGGCTACCGCACTTTTTCCCATGCGCCAACCTTCATTTCCTTCGGCTCGTCCAGCTCGTCACGCAGCAGCTCGGCTTCGGCTACCGCCGCTTGCGCTGCAGTGGCCACCTCCGAGAGCGTCGCTCCCACAACCACGGCGTCGTTGTGCGTACGCGCGTAGTACCCATTCGCCGCCTTGTAGACGGTGTACAAAATCAGGTCGCTGCTCATGTACCCCACCCCCCTTGCTGTCTCTGTTGAAGACGTACCCCGTGCTCGTGTAACCAGCCGCGTTCGCCGTGTGGTCAAGCACCTGCTTCTGCTGTTTGAAGTATTCGCTAAACGCTTTCGCCATCGGTGCTCTCCAATCCCGGCAGCGCCTTGCGGGCGATCTCGGCGATCTCCCTCAGCGCGGGTTCGTGATACCCAAGGTTAGGCAACGCCACCTCGGCCTTCGCCATGATGCGCACGAGTGCCATGCGGGATGTTGCCAACTCCTCCTCGACGATCTTCAGTGCTTCAGTGCTGAAACTCATGCGGCCTCCTCTCGCTCAAGAACATCGACACAAAACCGAAACGCGAGGTGATGAACGAACTCCTCATACACCGCGCGCCGCGAAAACATCTCGTCCCACTCGTCCCACATGGCAAGCAGTTGTTTACAGAACGTGGTGGACAGCGAGAACCTGTCGCCTTGCTGAAGCGCCGCCATGCTCACCCCCTCGAACCACTCCGGTATGATCCATCCACCAGAACGTCCGACGAACGCATACTTGATGCGCAACGGCTTGCTGATCTTGATCTTGTACTTGTCCTCGAACTCGGGGCGGCACATCATCGCCCAATCACCGTCAACAACGGACGACCGCATGCTGTCACACGCTACTTCGTGTGTGTACGGAGCATCGAGGTACGCCCTGAACAAATCGTCGAGGTTGGGGAAGCGCAAGTAGAGGTCGGCTTCGTTGAGAAAGCCGCCGTTGTCGAGTATCGACGACACCATGTCGTAGCTCGTGGGTGCCCAACAGCACTTCACATCCCACGCAGGACACCCTTCGCGTATGTCTTTGACTTCTGCGAAGCGCTTCTCAAGCAGGTATTGGTAACGCCCCATGTCAGCCCCGCACTGCGGCTTCGCGCGCTTCCCTGCGCTTCTTCGCCGTCTCGTTCAGCAGGTTCACCACCTGCAGCTTGGCGTTGCCGAGTGTGAGCATGAACTCCATGACATGCGTCAGCGCCGTGCAGCGAGGATCACGCTCGAACGACGGCACCTTGTGCCGCGTGATCGCCATCAGGTTGCGCGCAGCCAGCACGCGCTCGTGCTGGATTTCCTTCTCCATTGCAACCAGCTCATTGACGTAGGCTTCCAGTTCTTCCTTCGTCAGTACGAAGTTGCGCTCATCGCCGAGTGCGGTCGGGATTGAATCGCGGGATTTCCACCACCCCCACGCCAAGCTCTTCACCATCGTCATCGTCTGTCTCCTTATGCGTTGTGATATTCCAGTAAACCTTCCCGAGTGAAGGAACGAACGGGAAGGTGCGTACCGGGTACCCCATAACACGTAGCAAATCACGCACCGCGCCGGAATCTACGCGCAGCGCTCCATACCACCGCGACGCACTCTGCGCCGTGCTCATACGTACAGCTCGGCCAGCGGCTCGTTCTTGAAGTAGAGCGTCACCGTGCTACCGTGCAGGTTGAGCCGCCTGCACTTGTTGACGACCACCGACAGCGGCACATCGAGCGCCGTCAGGTCGGCTGTCCTGTCAGCCACGTTGACAGCGACGTGATCCTGCACATCCCACGCCACGCCGAGCTGTTGCGCCATGACCACGAGCCGCGATTCCAGCCGCACTACTCGCTGTCGAACTTCCTGCAATACCTTGTCGTTGTTTTGCATGTCTTACCTCTCGAACGGCGGTTGAAGAACACGGTCGTACAAGTCGTGATCGCGCAAGTTACCGATGACAGCACGCTTGGCGGCGGTGAGGTTTGATTCGAGCCGCGTCTCGGCCGACGCGCATGTCCCGTCACGCTCCATGACGCGGTACCGCCACGTATCGTCCTTCCCGAACACCTTCGGCACGCGCTGCACGAACAACGGACCGACGAGTTTCGAGGTGATCTCGCTGAACGGCGTCTTGGCGATCTCGAACACCAGCTCGCACAGGTGCTCGTCATTCCGCTCGTTCGCCCACACATACTCGTTGAGGTCGAACTCGCCAAGCAGCGCGCGCGCCGTCACGCGATCACGCACCGCGCGAATCGCGGCGTTGATCTCCTTGGTCGCGCCGCGCTTTAGCACGTACTTCTCGTACGGCTCGGGCTTCAGTGGAACACCGTCCTCGTCGATCTCGATGCCCTCGTAGAACGGCGTGAACTTGGTCCACCTGTCCCAATAGACGCACTTGTTGGCGTTGACGCGCTTCGGTGCCGTTCCCACACGGATGTTGCAGTACTCGCGAATCTTGGCCCACGTGGTCACCGTGTCCCACCCTCCCGTGAACACGCGCGCCTTGTCAGGGAACACCTCGACCGTCACCGTGCTGTGGTGTTGGTGACGGTAGCAGTCGCGCTCAGCATCGTAGAGCAGTATCTGGTTGTGGCTCACGCGCTTCCAGTTATTGCCCTTGCGGCGATGCTCGAATTGCGATTCGCACTTTCTGTAGAAGTAGCTCATGATTGCTTCTTCTTGGACGGCGAGACGAAACCGATCTCGAAGAACAGCCACGTAAACACGTAGCGCACACAGCAGCCGCTGTCGCACGTCGAGCGCTCGTACCACGGGATGAGCCGCCACTGCGCGATGCGGAAGATTGCAAAATGCCAGAGTCTCATGCTCGATCTCCTTTCTGTAATAGGGTGTGTTAACGCGTTAACACACCCATGCTTGCGCGACTACACTACCGCTGCTTCGCGCCGACGCGCTTGACCTGTGTGGGCGGGACCAGCACAAGCACGCCCTGCTGGCCAATTTCCTTACGTGCACGGGCAAACGTCTTGCGAATGTCCGTAGCCACGGCTGGGGTGTACTTAAACGACGGGTCGAGGATCGACTTCACGACCACCTCCTAGTACATGCCGGGGAACGACACGCCCTCGGCCTCGTCGATCATCTGCTGGATGTCGTCGATCAGGGTGTCCACCTCGTCGTGACGCTCGGTGTCGCCTTCGGGGATCGTCTCTTTGTGGTCGTTCAGAGCGATGATCGCCTGCCGCGCGTAGTCGAGGTAGTCGTAGAGCCGGTCGGAACGCGACGCACGCTTCTTGAGCGGCATCGTATAGAAGTCCACCACCAGCTCCCGCAGCGAGTCGGGCACCTCGGGTTGGGACACGTCCTCCAAATCCGTCGCGCACGTGTCCACTTCCTCGCCCTTGCTGCCGTACTGCAGGTTCTCGGGCAGGTTGTCGTGCCACGAGCGCATCTCGTCGGCCAGCTCCTGCACCCCTGAGTACGCCGTATCCACGGCGTCGCCGACGTTGGTCGTGATGTGAATCGCTTCGCGCTTGCTCATGTCATTGCCCCCCTTGGTTGATGTAGATCACTTCGCCGAACGGAGCTTGCAGCTTCTCGGTGCTCGCCCACACCACAGGGTAGGGCGGCGGCTCCGCAGGAAACGTCCCGCACAGGTCGGTCAGCACGATGACCACGGCGGGGTTGATGCCCTGCTCCTCGATCCACTCGAACAGCGGCACGAACGACGTGCCACCACCGCCTCTCGGGTTCGCACTGAACTCGATCTCACCGGGGTCCAGCTCGCCGTGCGAGTAGACGGCAGCATCGAAGTCGCACACGTGCACCTTGCGCGGCTTGGCTTCGGACAGGATGCCGTTGATGTGGCCGTTGAACCCAGCCTGTAACGCCTGCGTGTAGCACGACCCCGACGTGTCACGGAACAGCACGATCTCGCCCAGCGACTCCGAGTACAGGTCGGGCGACACCATGTCGTACAGCACGGCGTTGCGCCGATTCTGGCGTGCCCAATTGTAGTCGAGCGAATGGAGAGACTGCATGAACCTGTGGAGGTGATCGTACCACTGCTCCTTCTCGATACGCACGATCTTCTCCATCGCCATCTCGACACCCGCCGGGGCGTGCCCCATCGCCAACGCCGATGCGATAGCGTTCGCCACCTGCTGCTCGATCTTGCGCTCGAACGCCTCGCGCTCGTCCTTCGTGCCAGTGTGCTTGATGATGTCCGCCCACGCATCCCGCCATTGCTGCGGTACGTGGTTGCCTCGGAACGGGTCGCCGGAATCCCCGCCCGCTTGGGCAGGGGATTTCTTGCCCGCCTTGGCAGGCTTGCCGCTACCCTTGGAGGGCGGGCCGCTACTGCCCGAATCGTCCTCACCGCCACCCGGCTCCCCATCGCCCTGCTCGCCGCCATCCTTCGGGGTGCCCTGACCCCCACCCCTGCCCTTCGGGGGCTTGGGCAGGTTCTTGATAATGTCGTCGTAAACCTGCTCGAACGTCCACCCCTTATACTTCGACTCGGGCTGCACCCACGTGGGGTGGATACGGAACCCGTTCTCGGCCAACATGGTGTTGACCACGATGTCGGCGGCGATGTTGCCGAACGGCTCGATCATGTGCAGGCCACGCGTGCAATGGTGCAGCATCTTGTGCGTAGTCTCGTGAGCGAGAGCCGACACCCGGTAGTCGATGCTGTCGAGCTTGGCCCAATACTCGGGGTTGACCCACATCACCTTGCCGTTGGTGGCGAGCGTGGGGAAATTGGTGCTCTCGACCACCTTCATCGAGTAGTACAGCTCGCACCAGAACGGAAACTTCATCATCAGCCGCACGGCAGCGGCTGCAGTGCATTGCGTCGTCATGCTGGTCTCCTAGCTGCGCGCCATGATGAGGTCCGACAGCGCTTGATCGCTCATCCAATCCCGGTACTCCTTCGTGCTCGTGACCTTGAAGCTCGGGTCACGCCGCATGCGGATCAGCATGCGCCGGATGCACATCACCTTCATGTCGCCGGGGCAGCGAGCGAGGTACTTCGACACCTGCGGCATATGCTTCGCGTCCACCGTGGCGGCGAGCATCGCGAGCTGCACGTACAGGATGCTCGCGTTGTCCGACACCTCGGCCTTCTCGGGATGCCGCACGATTTCCTCGACGGTGAGCAGCTTGTCGAACATCGTGCGATGCGTCATGTACTGCGAGCCAATAGCCATGCCGACGCTGCCGTTCACAAGCTGCGGCATCAGCTCCTGCTTCAGCTCGTCGCACGTGTACTCCAAGTTCGAGATGCGCTTCCAGCCGCGCATGCACGCCCATATGCCGCGCTTCGCCTCCTCGGACTGCTGGTCCTTCTGGTGCTGCTTCAGCTCGTTGGGGCCGCGCGACTTCGCGCCCTCAAACACCTCCTCGTAGTTGTCGATGAGGTACGGAAACTTCTTCATGAAGTCCACGACCTTCGCATGGAACTCGTTCTCCTCCGCGTACTTGATGTTCTGGTCGGGCGTGGAAAACACCTCGATGTGGATGAAGCGGTTCATGAACGCGCGCGACTGCTGGAACACGCCAGCCTTGTCGCTGATGCGGTTCGAGTCGCCCACCACGATCACGCCGTCAGGCTTGCGCAGCTTGCCGTTGATGTCCTCGCCGTTGCAGTACTTCTGCAGCAGCTTGAGCGTGGTCGGGTCGGTGTTCAGAATCTCGCCGAGATTCAGGATGCCGCGCGCGTCGGGTGCGGTGTACGCGTTCGGGAATCCGGCGTTGCAGAAGAACTCCAACAGGCCGGTCTCGCGGTTCGGCATCGTCGCGCCGATGTCGGTCGGCGACATCGTGGGGACGTCCATGTACCAGATGCGGAAGTCCTCGACCTTCTCGCGCAACCGCGCGGCGGTGGCGTTGATGGTGTCGGTCTTGCCGATACCGGGCGGCGACACGATGATGCAGTTCACCTTCGCGTGGAACATGATGGCGATCTGCTTGCCCAGCTTCGAGAGTTCGAGCTTCATGTGCTATCTCCTTTAGGTTGTGTGTTAACGCGTTAACACGTTGCTGCGTTGCGGATACTACACTACCCCTCACCCCCACTTCAACAAATACTCTGCGTACGTGCGTGCGCAGTCGGGGCACAACTTGCACTCGCTGTCGGGTTCTTCCGGCGTCCATATGATGATGTCATCCTCGCCGGTGTGCGTCTTGACATCGCACCCACGAACGCGCGAGACGATGCGTTTCGCTGGCACGTTCTTGGTGTGCCACTCCCCCGTGCGCTTGCTATGCTTCAGCCGCATGACTACTGGCGATCTAACAACGATACGCCAATGCCATGTGTGGTTGTCGTCCATCACCCACCCCATGCGCCTGTCCCACGACATAGCTACGCCTTGTAGGTGAACCTAGCGTCGATGCTGACGTACCCTACGGGCTGGAACGCCGGGTAGAACTTCTCGTAGTACATCACGTTGGCGATCAACACCACCCACGGATCGTTACCGACCTGCTGGTGGAAGCGCTCGTACGCCTCCTGCTTGATCGCGTCGAGCGTCTGGTCCTTCGCAATGAAGAACCCATGCAGCTTGCCATCCCACTCACTCACGACTGCGACGAGTTGTTCACCCATTTGCGGGCCTCCATGTTCCACCGCTGCTCCTGCAGGTTGCGCAGGCGCGCGCGGGCCTTCTCCGTGTATTCGACACGTGCGTCAAGCAACCGCTCCGCTTCGTCCAGCTCAGCGTCGAGCTTCCATATGCGGAGTTGATTCGCGAACTGCGACGACGGGACGACGGCGATCTTCACAAGTCCTCCGTTAATGTGATGTGCGTAAGGAACCCTCGGCACTTCGGGCACACCGTTGCCTTCGGGGGCGGACTGTCTGGCGACGCCATAATGTGCGCATCGAACTGATCGCACTCGAACAGAATCATCTCGTTGCTGTCGAACATCGAGATGTGCACGTACGGCAGCATGTGCCACACACCCGACTTGTCCCGCCCCCACCGTATCCGCTCGCAGCGCTGCGGTTTAGTCGTCAGCATCCTCGTCGCCTTCGACGTCGAACGCGGAAGCGATGGCATCGGCCAACACCTTCGCTTCGCTGGCCGCACGCGAGCGCTTGTCCACGTCCTTCTTCAGCTCGTCGGGCGACTTGATCGACAGCTTCTTCGCCTTCAACGCCAGCTCGGCGAGCTTCGGGTCGTTGGTGATGTTGAACATCGGGATCAGCTCGGCCATCTGCGCGATGTTCTCCAGCTTGGAGTTGTGGAACCCGCCGCCCTTCTCGCCGATAGGCACCGACATAGTGTCGTGCATCGACTTGACCACCTTGAACAGACGCTGCGCCGCCGTGTTCATCGCCGTCTGGATGCGCTGCTGCTCGGCGAGCTTGGCTTGCTCGACCATCGCGTCGATGTCGGTCTTGCTCATGCCGCTAGCGTTCACACGAATGTCCGCCACACGCGGCAGCGCCGACCAGCTCGTGCGCACGTAGAACCTGCGCATCATGTCGCGCGGGTCGGGGAACTCGCGCGGGTCGAACAAGTCGCCCATGTCGTACACGCGCTGAGGCCATATCGCCGTGTACTCACGCACGAACTCGCTCGCCAATTCGAGGTAGTTGCGCTCCCTGTCGCCCACTTCGACCTGCAGGTCCATCACGGCGTCGGGGTGCACCGCGCGCGGCCCGCCCTTGCCGTCGTACCACGGCAGCGTGCGCGTGCTCCACCACACGCGGAACGCCGTCGCGAACTTGCTCGTGCGTTCGAACGACTCGACGCCCGCCATCAGGTGCTTGGACGCCGACGACGTGCCGTGCTTGGCTTTCGCCTCGGTCTCGATCTTCTCAGCCGATTTGCGGTCCTTCTTGCGCGCCGTCCAGCAACCGACGCTCAACGAACCCAGCATGATGCTCGTCATATCGCTACTCCTTTCTCTGTGTTTTGCGTACTGCGTCGTACGCTGCATCAGCGGCCTCTCGGTCGCCGTCCGACAGGTACATCGTCTGCATCCACGCCTGCCACGCAGCATCCTGCTGCTGCGCTAGTGCATGCCACTGCCTGTCCTTCCTGCGTGGCAGGGGCGGCAGGGGTGGCTCATCGTACCAGCGTTGCCAGCGAATCATGTGTTAACGCGTTAACACGCGCCGTTATCGTGCGACGACTACACTACCGCTGGGTGTGCACATACTGCAGCACGCGGTGCACCGCCTCGTGCTTGCGGATGTACTCTTCCACGAGGATGTCGATGCACTTGTTATTGATGTTCCGATGCACGCGCGCCCGCGCCTCGTCGAGTAGGCGCGTGTACTTGGCGAGCAAGTCTTTCGGCACGAACACGTGCTTGTGCTGCTGCTTGGCCTTCTTCATGTGTCCTCCCTTAGCTTAGCCACCCGAATGCGATGGCGACGATGATGATAACAGCGAGTGCAACCACCACCTTGTCGGCGACGTCCTCGTGACGCGTGCTCGGATAGCGCCACCACCACGGCATCTTCCTCATGCCTTCGGCTCCTTCATTGGAGGCTTGTTGATGTGCGACCACATGCCACTGTCGGCCTTGTAGCCGTACTGCTTGCGCCGCGCCTGCCCGCCGATGCGGGCAGCACGCGAACGCTTCAACTGCGAAGCGAAGTCGTTGCGCTTCTTGTCGCTCAGCACTTCGGCTTGCCTTTCTTCATGTGGTTCCCTCCATCAACACCGCTTCCTCCTCGGTCGCGCACCACGCGTGTGCGTTGATGCGGCTGATCGTGAAGCTGTGATACATGCCGTACTTCACCGGCAGCACGAACTCGTCGGGCCGCGTAACCCATATCCTGCACTTGCCGCTGACCCGGCAACGCATGGGGCGCTTGTCGGCCCCGCGCAGGTTCTGGTTGTAGAACGTCGTGCCGTGCGTGGCAGCGAGCGCTTGTTCCTTCGTTATCACAGTTCGCCCCCCTAGCAGTCGATGTTGACCGAGACGTTGTTGCGGATGTACCGCTTGATGTGTTCGTCGAGGTTGTCGTCGGCCCAATCGTCGATGATGGAAGTCACGTCGGTCATGCCCACGGCGTTGTCGCGCATGTACTCCTGCACATACGCACGCACGTAGTCTCGCGTCGTGTACTCGTTGCCGCGCAGGACGCCGTTGATGGTCTCGGTGAAATCCATGTCGCTCACGGCGTCGCGAGCGATCTGCCGCACCGTCAAGCGCAGCTCTTCGTCAGAGCGGAACTGCTGCTTGTTGATGAACTCTTGCGCGGCGGCGATGCGCGCGTCGATCCGCAGGTCGAACTCGTCGCTCGACATGAGCGTGGGTATGTTCTTGCGGAGCACGGCGTGCACCTGCGCGGTGATGCGCTCGACGAGAAGCGTGATGATGCCGTCGAGGAATTCGCTGGTCTGCTCGTTCATGTGTGTCTCCTTTCGGTTGTGGTAGGTGCTACATGCTGCGTCGTGTGCTGTGTTAACGCGTTAACACACTCGCAGCAAACAGCACCCACAGGATGTGGGCGCACCGCACCGGGGCGCGGCAACTACACTACCGCTCCCCGGTACAGGCGGGTCAATGTGCGCGCCGGGGTAGGCCGTTGTCAGCCCCGGTCGCGGGCGTGCACGGACGTCACGGCGCATGACCATGCGCCCTCCAATGCACTGCCACCCACCAACGCCCCCGTGCGCTCTGTGCAACTTGATCGGTGCCGGTTTCTCACGGCCCTGACTCTCGCGCGTGACTGTCGTGATGTAGAAGCGGTTCCGTTCCACCATTCGGGTTGCGCAGCTCACCGGCTTAATGCGGCTCACGCTGCGCGGGCACTCGGTGCCGTTCCCGTGGCTTATTCACCAACCGTTTCGCCACACGCGCTTGCACTCTCACACACGGGAGCGTCGGCTTCGACGCTCCGAATTGTGTTCCATAGGGTGTTAACGTGTTAACACACTTGAATCTTTCTATGGTGGGAACAGGGTGTCCTGCCCCAACCATTATTATAACCCAAGTGGTTAACAATGTCAAGCGTTTCGCTCCCATGCAAGCGGGTATCTGCCGTCGAGAATGCGTTCGCGCCTCTGCGACCAGCTATTGATCTCCTGCTTGCGCTTACGCACGTCGAGCTGCAGCAGCTTGCGCTTCTCACGCGCAACGCGCACCGCATCCACCGCAGCGTCGAGATTCGACCGCGCCCAGCGCGGCCCCATCGCGCTCGGGTTCTCCTTGCGCGCTTCCATCAGCTCGCGCTCCCAACGCCACTGCGCCTCACGCCGCGCCAGCAGCGCCGCCGAGTGCGCCGCCTTGGCCTCTGCGTACTCAGTAAGCACAGTTTTCAAATTGCTCGTTAGCAAATCGACATGGGCCTGCGCTCGGGCGGCTCGCCTCGCACGGTTGCTCAGCACGACGCTGGCCTTCGTGGTCATGGGCGCGAACGCATCCCCAACCTCGGGCGGCTTGAAGTCGGGGGCGGCGGTGTGCTCCTGCGCGCGTTGGATAGCGGCCCACCACCGGGCCAGCGCATGCAGGTAGAGGCGACGACGGCGGGTGCGGACCGCTGCAGTGAGGTTCGGCTGCAGGTACTCGGACTCGGCTGCACGCGCCTTGGACATGGCGCGCTCGACGGTGATGGACTCGTTGAGGTAGCGCATCGACATCGCATGGATGTCGGGCGCGGCCCACGCGTACTGCTTCTCAGCACACGCGGCGTAGAAGGATTCGAGGATCGGGCAGGAATTGGTGGTTGCTTCCGTGTACATGGAATCTCCCTAAGTGCTTGAAGGGGCGGGGTGTATTTTCTAGGTATTCAAAAGTGATGATAATACAACCGCCCGAAAACATACACCCCATGTATGTTTTATCAGTAACACACTTTCGTTGGTGTCTGTGTGTGTTAACGCGTTAACACGTGCGTATTAGCATGGAGGACTACACTGCCGCGCTTTCTCATGACGAGTATATATGTCAATTACTGCTTCTATTGCTTATTCTGTTTAGTTGTAAAAATATACCTAGCCTTTCAACGACTTGCAGCAAATCGACGACACCAAAACTTTATAGATTTTGAATAGTCTGTTTAGTTGTAAAAAACCGGCCTTGAATCAACGACTTGCAGCGTATTTCGAATATGCCCCATTCCTGAACGGTCTCCGCATCTGGATTACTACACTACCGCTGTGTTAACGCGTTAACACACATGTACGCGCTTGGTACGCACCACGTTTAACGCTTGGATTATGGAGTTCTTTGCTACGTGCGCAGGACGCGCGAGGCGGGGCGAGGACAGGACTACTACACTACCGCAGGGAGGGGGCGCGCGAGCGCTCCAAAATCAAGGCACAAAAAAAGGGCGGCACCCCGAAGGGTGCCGCCCATGTGCTACTCGTACCGCAAACCCGTTGCTGGCTTCATGCTGCCCTCACAATCTCGCGAATGATGCGCTCGCGTTCGTCGCAAGCTTCGAGCCGCACGGCGTCAACTCGTGCGGCGTACTCTGCTGCGTTGATTTTGCGCTCGTGGTATTCGTGCCGCGCATGCGCTAGCGCGCGGCGTTCGTTCGCTTCGCACTCCCATTCGCGCGCTATCCACATTCCAGACTTTGCCATTGCTAAACCGCGCGGGTTTCCCCGCGCGGCTCCGGTTTATGGGTTAGGAGTTTGCGGCCTTCGCGGCCTTCGCGGCTTCGATCAAGCGCTCGCGAATGGCGTGAATACCGCCCGCGTCAATCGTGGCCTTGCGCGCGACAAGCGCGCGTTCGATCACGTCGAGTGCGTCGAGAATGTTGCTCTCGACCCATGCGCGCCCCGTTTCCGCCGTGACAACCGTCACGGTGCCGGGCTTCTTCGCGCTATCGTCGGGCTTCGACGCAACGCTCGCGCTTTTGCCACCCTTCGGCGGGTTTGCTTTGTTGTACGTCGCGCGGAAGGTTTCCGCCGGTTCGTTGTTAGCCATGTACCACGCCACACTGCGCGCGTAGTGCATCTGAACCCGCACGGTACCGTCGAGGCACCCGCGTTCCGACAGATCGTCGGCTACCATACCGCGCACGTGGGCCTTACCCTTAACGCCGTTACCGAACAACGTTTCCACGTGTCGCAAGTAGGCGAGCGGCGTTTCCGATTCCGCGCGCAGCGCTTTGATTGCGGCGAAAACTTCTCCCGCGATGTCGCGGCGTTCGACGTCGTACTCGTGTTTCGCGACGAATAGCGCAACGTACGCTTCGCTGATAGCGTTGCACGCCTTCCTAACAGCCGCCGGTACTGCCTTTTGCTTCGATTGTGTTTGCATATCATCCTCTTGGTTTGTCGGCGAGCGGCGCCCGCCGCCCCGTCCCGACAATTCGCATTGTCCCGGTTTTCCGCCGCTGGTCAACCATCGCGGTTAACGTGTTAACGCGTTAACACCCGCGAAAAGAATTCTTTTCCGGCGAGACCCCCCGCAGGGGGGCCGCGCGCGCGGGCGGGGGTGGGTCCATACCCCCATACCACCCACAGTTTTCCCCAAATTTTCCATATTAACCATCAAGGATAATACCAAAATAGACGCCAGTCACTAACAGCCCTTGCATTTCTCCTCATTTGCGTTACCATGCGCCCGTGCGAGCCAAGACATGCCCCGTCTGCAAGCAGGAGAAGCCTGTGACCGCGTTCGGTCGCAACAAGCAGGCTCTCGACGGCCTTCACTACTACTGCAAGCCCTGTGCTGCAGAGCGCCAGCGCGCGTGGGCGGCAGCTAACCCCGAGAAGGTGAAGGCCATGCGGGCGGAATACCTCAAGGGGGTGCGAGAGGCCAACGCGCAGCGAGACCCCTATGAGTGAGCACGACGTTGATCTCGGCGATCTCGACAGCCTCATGTCGAACGCGCCCCTCCCCGCTATCGAACACCTCCCTGCGGTGCAGGAGACCCCTGCGCACCCGCTCATCAAGCCGCACGACCCCGCGCTGTTGGGCTTCCCGCCCATGCTGCCCATCGAACTCGCGATGCGCGTCGCGCCGGTCAAGGACATCTGCGAAGCCTACGGTCTCAGCAAGGAGGAGTTCATCGAGATCACCAAGGACGCGGTGTTCGCCAAGGCGTACGAGAACGCCTGCGACGAGCTGAAGAAGGACGGCATGAGCTTCCGCATCAAGGCGAAGCTGCAGGCCGAAGAGCTGCTGAAGAAGTCGTGGTCGATGATCCACTCCGATCACACGCCGTCGAACATCAAAGCCGACCTCATCAAGTCCACGATCCGGTGGGCTGGGTATGAGCCGAAAGGCGACAACAACGCAGGCGGGGTGGGCAATGCGTTCCAGATCAACATCAACTTGGGCTAGACTCGGCGCGCTCTACGAAGAGTGGGTGCGCCAAGCGCCGTGGAGCATCCAGAAGGCTTCGCGGTTCGTCTTGCTCATGTCCATCGTGTTGTGGGCTGGCATCATCGCCCTTGTCTACGCCACGTACAACTTCTGGTCGGGCTTCATCACTCTCGCGAAAGGACTGCTGTCATGAACACCGCGTTCTACTACGTCAAACTGTTCTCCAAGGCTGTGCTTGCCACCGCCGTGCTCATGGCGGCTGTACTCCTGTTCGCAGTGACGACGGCCGCGCTTGCTGGTGCGCAGACCATCGCGTGCGACGCCGACTCGCGCGCGACGCACACGTCGATCCAGTTCTGCACGTCGATCAACACCTCGACGACTCCCGCGACGTGCAACACGTGGGGCGCGTGGGGACCGGACACGCCCGTCGTGCCGGGGCCGACCGCGAGCATCGACCTATGCAATCACAGCGTCGCGACCGTGGCGGTGGGCAACCACATCGTGCGCGTCAAGGCCATCGACATCGCATCGGCGTGGACGGGCGGGCGTGAGGAGAGCGCCCCATCGGCCCCTTTTGCCTTCGCGCGACCGGCAGCGTTGGCTACGCCCGGTGGTATTCGGCTAGTCCCCTGATCTCACGCTCGAAGGCTGGCGTGACGAAGTTGTTCTGTTAACTCAAGGAGAGGAACATGGACTCGGAACTGATCGGCATCCTGAACTCGATCAACGCGCGGCTCAAGGTGCTGGAGCAGCAAGCAGGGATCGCGCCGAGCGCCCCCGGTGCCCCGGTGGTCCCGCCCGAACCCGCGTACCCGCGCATGACGACCGTTCGCGGGGCCAACGTCATGCTCAACGCTCCGGTCCACCCGAAGTGGCTTCCGGACATGGCTTCGCTCGTCTTCGGGTACCCCGGCGCGGTCGTCAGCGACCCATCGAACGCGCCGCCGGGGTACCCGAACCGCAGCTCCGGCGGGTGGCCGCTGCACTACGGTGGCGTGGCGTGGAACTCGGTGGCGCAGGAGTGGGTCGGCCCCCCGCTGGGACCGGGGGTCATCACCAACGAGGGCCGTCTGTTCAACTCCGAGGCCGAGGCCGAGGCGTGGTCCGACAAGCGCATGTCGGAAGTCCCCGACCCGATGTGGGGGCAGACGACGCGGAGGCTCGGATGATCTCGAACCGCCCCCCGCAGCAGATGGAGTTCGATTTCGGCTATCCGCCGCTGACGCCGGTCGAGCGCAACGCAGTGCTCGACGCGCCGCCAAGCGAGCCGGGTGCTGACCCGTGGGCGCACCGCAGCGCGAAGATGAAGTGCAGCACGTGCATGTGGTACGCGCCAAAGGTCACGCCGGAAGGTGTGTCGGTACTAGGCCGCTGCCGTCGCCACGCACCCACGATGAACGGCTTCCCGGCAGTCTTCGTCACCGATTGGTGCGGGGATCACAAGCTCGACGAGAAGATGGTGTGACGTGCATCCGCGAGTGATCGACATGACGCGCCAGCAGATCGGCGCTTGGCGCGTCATCTGGCGTGATACGACGGCCATCACTGGCAACGGCCTCAACACGCAGTGGATATGCCGTTGCCAATGTGGCACCGTGCGGTCGATTCGAGGCGACATCCTTCGCCAAGCGGCGTCCATGTCGTGTGGGTGCATGGATCGGCTGCAGGCGATGAAGTACGAGAGCAAGGTGCGCGACGACGAGCAGTACGATTGGGTGTGGAGCGAGTAGCATGGCGAGCATCAGCTACACACCGCCGCCGACGATCAGGGACTTCATTCGGCATTACGAGCAGGGAAAGCTCTTCTTCGATTGGATCATCGGGCCGGTCGGTAGCGGTAAGACGACCGGCATCTTCTTCAAGCTGTGCTACATGGCCAGTTTGCAAGCCAAGTCTCCGGTGGACGGCAAACGCCGCTCGCGCGCGGTGATCGTTCGCAACACGATGCCGCAGCTTCGCGACACGACACTCTCGTCGTGGAACTACTGGTTCAAGGATGGGCAGGCGGGCGTCTGGTACGCCACAAGTCCGATGCCGATGACGTTCGTGCTCAAGTTCGGCGACGTCGAGTGCGAGGTGTTGTTCCGCGCGCTTGACACGGCGGACGACGTTGCACGCGTGCTCTCGTTGGAGGTGACGTTCGCGATCCTCGACGAGTTCGTGCAGATCGACGAGAAGATCGTAGAAGCGCTCGCTGCTCGCTGCGGACGGTACCCGCCGACCAAAGATGGTGGCGCGACGAATTGGGGCATGTGGGGGTCGTCCAACCCCGGCAACGAGGACGATTGGTGGTACGACTACCTCTACGAAAAGCGCCCTGCGAATGTCACGTTGTACGAACAACCGTCTGGATTCCTGCCCATAGCAGAGAATCTGGCCAACCTACCGGGTGGAGCCGAGTATTACACTTCACTCGCGGTGGGAAAAAGCGAGCATTGGGTCAAGCAGTTCATCGAGGTGCAGTGGGGGTACTCGCTGGCCGGTTCGCCGGTCATTACGACGTTCAACCCCCACATCCATGTCGCGAAAGTGCCGCTGCTGCCGTCTCCCGTGCTCCCGCTCGTGGCGGGGTTCGACCCCGGCTTGAAGGGAAGCGCGCTGATCTTCGGCCAAATGGACCTGAATGGTCGTTTAACCGTCTTGGATGAGCTTTTTCAACAGAATATGGGGGCAGAACGCATCATTTCTGACCGTCTGAAGCCCCTTTTGAAGCTCAGATTCGACGGTTATGACTTCGTTATCGCCCCCGATCCGGCGGCGGATTCGAGGTCTTCCAACGACGAAAGGACCATCGTAGACACGCTTCGGGACCGCAGAAAGGGGGGTTTTACAGTCAAATTCCCCGATATGAACAACAGATTACCCTTGCGGGTTGAGGCAATCGAGCATTTCACGACGCGGCTCACGGCAAACGGCCCCGCGTTGCTCATCGACCCGCGTTGCAAGAATTTGATTCGAGCGTTACAGGGCGGTTGGCGGTACGAGATGACCGCAAAGGGGAAGTTGGGCGCAGAACCGGAGAAGAACAGGTACTCTCACCCCGGCGACGCGTTTGGGTACTTGTGCAGGTACTTCCAGCACACCACAGAGCGAGAAGCGAAGCGCAAGGAGAAGGACGCAGTGCCCTTGCGGCGTCATGTAAACTCGTACGTGCTGCGCTGACCTTACCCCTGTGGAGACACCGATGGATGAAACGAACCAAACCGCTGAGGGCAGCGCGCCGAAGCTGAATCCTGATGTCATCAAGTCGCTCGGCATGAAGCTCGCGAGCGACTTCGCGGAGTACGAAGCAGACCGACGCCCCGCAGAGCAGCGGTGGGTGAAGAATCTTCGCCAGTTCCTCGGCAAATACGACGACGAGATCGAGAAGCAGATTCCGGCAAACAGGTCGCGCGCATACCCGAAGCTCACGCGCATCAAGTGCGTGAGCATGGTGTCGCGGCTGATGAACCTGCTGTTCCCGAGCAGCGACAAGAATTGGAGCATCGAGGCGTCTCCGGTGCCCAACTTGTCCGAAGCCGATCTGCAGACCGTGCTCGACGAGCTGCAGAACGACCCTGAGCAGGTCATCACCGACGAGATCATCACCAACGCCGTTCGCGAGTTCGCGCAGAAGCGTGCGCGTAGCCTCGAAATCGAGATCGAGGACCAACTCACGGAGCTTGGCGGCGCGCGCATGGTCAACTACGTCGCGCTGTGCAAGAAAGTGCTGATGTCGGGTGTCATGTACGGCATGGGCGTGCTGAAGGGACCGATGGCGCGTTCGCGCACGCAACGCAGGTGGCAGCTCGACCCGGCGACGAACAAGGTTGTGCCGATCTCGGAGATCATTCTCGTCCCTCAGTATGAGTTCACCCCGCTGTGGGACTACTATCCGGACATGAGCGCGAAGTACCTGCACCAGATGGACGGGCAGTTTCAGCGCATCGTGATGTCGCGACAGCAACTACGCAAGCTCGCCGACAACAGCGAGTTCATGGGCGGCCGCATTCGCGCGTACTTGAAGGACCACCAGCAGGGCAACTACAAGTCGAAGCAATTCGAGACGGAGATTCGCTCGCTCGGCGTCAACCTGAACCGCCCGCAAGCCGACGCGCGCAAGTACGAAGTCGTGCTGTGGGACGGCGCGCTCTCGGGGCACTACCTCGCGGGTTGTGGCGTCGAAATCCCCGAAGAGAAGCTGGCTGACATGGTGCAGGCCGTCGTGTGGTTCATCGACAACGAGGTGATCCGCGCGAACCTCAACCCGTGGCAGATCGCTGGCGAGGACGAGCCTGTCAACTCCTACCACCACTTCATCTTCGAGGAGGACGAGACGATCCTCACGGGGAACGGCTTGCCGCACATCATGCGCGACTCGCAGCTCGCGGTGTCAGCGTCTTCGCGCATGCTGCTCGACAACGCAGGCGTCGTGTGCGGCCCCAACGTCGAAGTGAACAGTACGTTGTTGGAGCCGGGGCAGGACGTCACGGACATCTACGCGTACAAGGTGTGGCGGCGTGATGATGACTCTATGGCGACGCTGAATGTGCCCGCTGTGCGTTCCATCGCGTTCGACAGCCACATCGACGAGCTGCTGAAGGTGACTGACCTCTTCCGTGGTTACGCTGATGCCGAGACGTTCGTGAACCCAGCTACTGGCGGCGACATGCAGAAGGGGCCGAGCGAGCCGTTCCGCACCGCTGCAGGTGCGTCGATGCTGCAGGGGCAGGCCGCACTGCCGTTCAAGGATGTCGTGCGTAACTTCGACGTGTTCACCGAGAGCGTCATCGGTTCGCTCGTGCTGTTCAACAAGCACTTCAACCAGAAGGCGTCTATCAAGGGCGACTTCCAAGTCGTGTCGAAGGGGTCCACGTCGCTCATCGCCAAGGAAGTGCGCGGCATGGGCATCGACGAGATGGTGAACTCGCTGCAACCGGAGGAGCGCATCTACTACGATTGGCGCAAGCTCGCGAAGGAACGCGTCGCGGTACGTGATCTCGACCCGGCGGTTCTTGTTGACGACGCGGAAGCGAAGCGACGTGAGGAAGCGCAGGCGGCGGCAGCGCGGGAGAACAGCGAACGTGTTGCGGAAGCCGCGCGCGCTGAAGTCCGCAAGACTCTCGCGGAAGCGGTCAAGAACCTCACGCAAGCTGACAAGAACCAAGCGGGCGCGGAAGCGGCGACGTACAACGCGATCCTGCTCGGATTGGAGAAGGGTGTCGCCCCCGATGAAGTGGCGGAAGCGCGCATGGGCGGCGGCGTGCCGGAAGGAGTGATGGCGATGAAGGAACTTGAGAGGCCTGCGCCGAAGCCGCAGGAAGGGGGCAAGAAATGAGCAGAGATCGTGAAGAGGAGCTGCGCACCATTCTCCGTCAGGCACAACTGGAACCGTTCGGTGTCGCCCTACGGGGTTTACTCGACATCGAGTTGGAGCGCGTGAAAACGAACCTGCTCGACGCAGCGCTTGAGCAGGACTTTCGTGCGCTGCAAGGTGAAGGGCGTGCGTTTCGGAAGATTCTGAAATACCTAACAGCGCCGGTCGCGCACGCGCCGAAGGTTTGACATCTCAACCCGATCCATTTATAAGGCACACTCATGGACCCCAACAAGTCCGCACTGACTGATCCGGCTGCTTCGTACGACGAGATGTCGTCTGTGTTCGACTCGCTTCTCGGTTCAACCCCGAAGGATGAGGTAACCGCAGAAGGCGACGCGCCCGCCGCTACCACCCCCGCCGAAGGTGAAGCGAAGCCCGACGCGGCTACGGCCCCGGCGGGCGGTATCGAAGAGCCGAAGGCGGAAGAGCCGAAGGCGGAAGAGCCGAAGGCGGAAGAGCCGAAGGCGGAAGAGCCAAAGTCGGAAGAGGACGAGCTGCGCTCGCGCCTCGACAAGCTCGAACAGCGCACGTCCGAGAAGGCACCGCCGCCCGAGACGCCGCCCGAAGACGTGCGTCCCGCTACGCGTCAGGAGCCGCCCGAGTCGTACAACGCGGAGGAGAAGACCTTCCTCGCGGACTACGAAAAGGAGTGGCCCGACGTTTCGCGTGGGGAAGCGTTGAAGCGGCGCGCGGAGTATCAGCGCGTCGTCGAGTATGTGTTCTCCGAGATCGCCCGCGTGTACGGTCCGCTGATCGAGCGCGGCGCATCGGCGGCGGACACGGTGGCCGAGACGGCGGCGCTGACGGCGATTCGCAGCGCGCACAACGACTACGACGACGCGATGTACGAGTCTGTCGTCGCGTGGGCGAATGATCTCCCCGGCTATCGCAAGAAGGTCGCGCTCGGCGTGATCGAAGAAGGCGAGCCGCAGGACGTCATCGACCTCATCAGCGAATTCAAGACGGCCAAGGGTCTGAATAAGCCCAAGGTCGTCGCGGGTACTGACGTGCCCGCGAAACCTGCAGTGACCGAACTACCGGCAGCGGCCAAGAAAGCGGCTCAGGCTCTCGGTGTGGTCGATTCCAAGCGATCCGCAGTCGCGCCCAACGCGGAAGACCCGAGCGACTTCGACTCGGCATGGGCTGAGGCTGTCGGCAAGTAACGACTCAACCATCGAGGACAAAGCATGGCCAACATGATCTCCTACGGCGACATCTCGCCGCGCACCGCCGCGTACGTCATCAAGGAGCTGCTGACGCGCGCGATGCCGCACATGGTGTTCGAGAAGTTCGGGCAGTCGTACCCCATCCCGACCAACAACACCAAGACCGCGAAGTTCCGCCGCTACTTCCTGCAGGGCGCGACCGGCGCAGCCGGTTCCGGCAACCCGGCCAACCCGTTCTACGTCCCGCTGGCGCTCACCCCGCTGGTCGAAGGCGTGACCCCGGCGGGCAACCGGCTGGCCCATCAGGACTACACGGTCCAGCTCAACCAGTACGGCGATTACGTGACCATCACCGACGTTGTGATGGACACGCACGAAGACCCCGTGCTGCGTGAAGCCACCACGATTATGTCGGAGCAGGCGGCTCAGACCATCGAGACGATCCGCTTCAACATCCTGAAGGCGGGCACGAACGTGCAGTACGCCAACGGTGGCGCGCGCAACGCGGTCAACACGCCGATGTCGCTGGCGCTCCAACGCCAGATCACGACGGGCATCCTGCGCCAGAACGGCAAGCTCATCACGAGCGTCGTGAAGAGCACCCCCGACTACCGCACCGAGCCGGTGGAAGGCGCGTTCATCGCGCTGTGCCATCCGGACCTCGAAACCGACATCCGCTCGATGGCCGGGTACATCAACCCGAAGCAGTACGGCACCGTCACGCCGTACGAGAACGAGATCGGTGCGGTCGAGCGCGTGCGCTACCTGACCTCGACGATCCTGTCGCCGTGGGCGGACGCGGGTGGTGCCAAGCTGACGATGCGGTCCACTTCCGGCACGAGCGCCGACGTGTACCCGATCCTGTTCATCGCGCGCGACGCCTACGGCATCGTTCCGCTGAAGGGCAAGGACTCGATCACGCCGATGGTCGTCAACCCGAAGCCTGCTGCTGGCGACCCGCTGGCGCAGCGCGGCACGGTCGGCTGGAAGGCGTGGCAGTCGGCGGTCATCCTGCAGGACTGCTTCATGGTCCGCGCCGAAGTCGCGGCGACGGCGTAACTCTGACGCGGGGGGCTTCGGCCCCCCGTAAACCTGCAAGGAGATACGCATGTTTCTGCTTACGAACAGGGAGATCGAGGCTCGTGCGCTCGACCCCGAAGCCAAGAAGCTCTACAACGCGCTGACCACCACCGACAACGCCGTCACGGCGTCCACGGGGAGCACGCAGGCCACGGGGTACGTCGTCAAGGCGGCAGTGACTCGCGTCACCACGGTCGGCACCGTCGGCGATGCGCTGACGCTGCCGAAGGCCGTCTCCGGCGTGTCGCTGGTCGTCATCAACGCGGCTGCGGCGAACTCGATGGACGTGTTTCCTGCGGTCGGTGACTCCATCAACGCACTCGCAGCCGATGCCGCTCTCGCCGTCGCCGCCAACAAGACTGTGCTGTTCGTCTGCGCGGTCGGTGGCGTCTGGAACGCGGTCGTCACCGCCTAACCTCTTCTGACAAGGACACTGCAACATGGCCCTCACGACTAACACCCAAGCCACTTCCGGTGGCGTCGTCAACCACAGCACGGGCGTGCTGGTGAACGATGCAGGCGGTGCCGTCACTGCGACGGTTTCGCTCGGCTTCGACCCGCGCGTCTTCCGCATCCACAACGTCACCGACCGCATCTCGTACGAGTGGTACAGCGGCATGACGAACCCCGGCGCGGTGAAGACCGTCGCTGCGGGCACCCGCACGCTCGAAACGACGGAAGGTCCGACCATCGGCACCGCCGCTGCGCAGACGCTCGGTCAGGTCTCGCTGCCGACCAGCATCCTGCTCGCGAGCAAGACGTTCGTGTGGGAAGCCATCGCGTGACACTGACGTAGCCGGGGGCGTGCCGCCCCCGGCGCGAAGGCAACAAGGGGAAGGAGAAGCACATGACGAGCAACATCGGTGACCTTCTGGCGAGCGACGGCAACATCGACGCGCTGCCATCTCGTGCGAAGCCAAGCGATCCTGTGCAGTCGGATCGGGTCAAGATCATTCTCGAAGAGAACGAGAACATTCCGCCGACCGGGCAATACATCGGCGTGAATGGCCGCGCGTACATCCTTCGCCCCGGCGAAGAGGCGTTGGTGCCGCGCGAAGTCATCAGCGTTCTCAACGACGCGGTGCAGGAAGTGCCGCAGATCGACCCGACGACGAAGCAAGTGGTCGGCTACCGCAAGAAGCTTCGGTTCCCGTTTCGGGTGGTCCAATCGGCGTAATACATGAACCTCGAAGCCCTGCTGGATGAGCTTCGTACGAACATTCTCCGCGATGATTCAGAACTGGCTTCCGGCCCCAACGATTCTCTGTGGTCCGATGAGACGCTAGTTCGGTACATCAACGAGGCTCAGTCGCGGTGGTGTCGAAAGACCCTCGCGCTGCGGGACGCCAGCACGCCGGAAGTGACACAGGTCACTCTAGCTGCTGGCGTTTCCACGTACGAGCTGCATCCGTCAATACTCGGCGTCGTGTCGGCGCGGTACGCGGACGACACGGTTGATCTGACTCGGGTCGGGCGGACGGTCATCGCCGAGATTCAGGTCTACGATCCTCCGTGGTTCGACCCTGCCACGGTTGGCGCGATCACGCCGGGGCGTCCGCGCGCGTACGCAACAGACGAGTCGCTGAGCATCGACACCCCCAGCGCGGTGCAGCTCGTCGTGTTCCCGACGCCGACCACAGACGAAGAAGGCACGGTCCTCTATCTGCGCGTCGCGCGGCGTCCGGTGGACGATTTCACGCTGAACGATCTCAACGCGGTCTGCGAGCTTCCGGAGGAGTACCAGCTAGACATGCTCGAATGGGCGGCGTTCAGGGCGCTGCGCAACTCCGACATCGACGGGCACAGCGAGATGTCAGTGAGGCACGAGAAGCGCTTCGAGGATGGCATGCTGGAAGTGAAGAAGGATTTGCGTCGCAAGATGCACGCACCGATCAAGTTCCGTTTCGGGCAGAACGGATTCGCTTGGGACGATTGACATGGCCGACTTCTATCCGTACGACCAGCCGCCGCGAAGCGAGTACGACAAGATGGGCGGACTCGCGCCCGGTGGCGGCGTGCTCGACGCACTTGCCCGCGCGTACCGCGTGCAGATGCAGCGCAACGCCGTCAACGCGCAAGACCAGCCGGTGCCGCCTGTGGACACGACGGGCATCCCTGCGCGTACGCAGAACGCGGTCGCTGGCGCGGAAGCCGCGCAGAGCGGCGGCAAGCAGGCTACGACCACTCCTGCGACGCCTGCGTTGCCTGACGCGAGCCGTGTCGCGGTTCCGAGCGGGCCGGTCTCTGGTCGCGCGCCCAACGCCAACGTGCCGTACCCTGACTTCACTCGCGCCGCTCCGCGCGCTTCGTCGTCGCCGGTCAACATCGAAGACCGCATGCCTGATCTGAAGTTTGCGCAAGCTCCGCAGTTTCAGTCGTCGCGTGATGTGTTCGACCCGAATCTGTTTACGCAGCTTCAGGAGCTGGACTTCAAGATCGGTGAACTGTCGAACTCGAAGGGACTGGCCGATAGCTGGCGGCGTAGCCAACTCCGCAAGGCGCGTACGCGTCTCGTGGGCGATTCCGCGATGATCGCCAAGGCGCGCACTGCGGCTCGCGACTTGGACATCGCGCAGTTCGGTGCGCAAGTCAATGCCATGCGCGCGGCGAACGAGATTCCTCTCGCCCAGCTCAGCGACTTCACACAACGCCGTGGGCAGACACTCACCGCGCAAGTGGCGAACATGCGCGATGCGACTGAGCGATACGGTATCGACACGCGCGATGCGACCGAGCGGTACGGCGTTGATACGAGATCGACGGACTTGCGGCGTGGGCAGGACTTCGAGCTGATGGCGCGCATGCCGCAGGTCGCTCTCGGCGCTGAGCTTGTGAAGCTGCAGCAGTCGGGGGCACCGCTCGATGATGTTGCTGCGACGACGGAAGCGTTCGGCGCAAGCAACCCGCGTCAGCCCCGCGCAGCAATGACGGACAAGGTGGTGCTGCCGAGTGGTGGCGAGGCGTTCGTCGTCACGCAGCCCGATGGGCGCACGCGCGTCATGCTGCCGGAAGAGCTGCTGCGTCTCGGCAAGCTGCCGCGTCAGAACGCGGAAGCGGGTAGGCTGTTTCCGGAGAAGTAACGGATGGCGTTCGATCTGCCGACGCTGGACTCGTACATGCCGGGGCTGCTCCGTGGAGCGCCTCTGCGGCGCGCTCCTGCGCCGGTCGTCGAGGAGGACAATCCGTACGAACGTCTCACACCTTCGCAGAAGGCGATGGTGGATGCGCAGATCGCACTGCAGGACAGCCCCCGGTCCGCGTTGGGCGAGGTCGCGATGGGGGTCAAGCGTGGCGCGATGGTCGAGCTGCCGCGCATGGTGGGGCAGGCGCTCAAGGCTACGGGGCGTGAAGGCGACGCGCTGTACGGGATGGGGCGCGGGCTGGTGGAAGGAGCAGAAGCGCGCGAGCCGGGGTACGCGCGCGATCTCACGCCCGACCGCTTCGGGTCAGTGACGCAGGCGTTTGTCGAGGGCGGTGAGATGATCGCGCCGAACCTCGCTCCGCTCGCGGCGCTTCCCGTGCTTGGTGCAGCGGGGCTTGCAGCCACTCCCGCCATGTTCGCAGCAGGCGCGGCAGGTGGCGCGCTGTTTGGCGCGTCGCAATTTCAGGACACCTATGAGAAGGCGAAGCAAGCTGGAAAGACAGATGCTGAGGCTTTCTCCACAGGTCTACAGACCGGCGCTATCGAAGCGATTGGAGAGACTGCTGGGGGCGCAGCTCTCGGAAAGTTTGTCGCTGGTGGTAGCCGTCTACTTCCACGTCTCTTTGGCAGGAAGTACTCGCCGCAAGAAGCGCTCTCGTTCGTCCGCGACCCGAAGCTCATGTCGCAGTTCGCCAAGGACTTCACCAAAACCGCAGCGGTTGAGTCCGGTACGGAGATGGGTCAGGCGGCTGGTCAGGCTGCGGTAGAGGCCAACGCGGGCCTCGACAACGCGGACCCGTGGAAGGCTGCGACGCAGGCGCTTGGCCCGACGTTGGCGATGACGGTGATGCTCGGCCCGCTTGGCGCGCTCGGAACGCGCAGAACGCAGCGCGCGAATCAGACGGCGCTCAAGGCCATCGAAGACCCGATGGCGACGGCCAAGGACACGAACGCGGCTGCGGAGCAGCTTCGTCCGTTCGTCGAGCCGATGATGGGGCGCGACGAGTTCGCTGTGTGGCGCATCGACCGGCTCAACTCTGCGAAGTGGTTCGACGAGCAGCGCGAAGACCTCCGTCAGCAGCGTGTCACGCAGCGCGCGCAACAAGACGCCATCGACGAGCAGTTTGCGTTCGACGCCGCGCGTGCGCCTACGGTGTACGAGTCGCCCACTGCGGAACAAGTTGTGGGCAAGCAAGGGTACCCGCAGTATCGTTCGCCCGAAGAAGCGCAGCAGGTGTGGGACTCGCTGTCGAAGGCGTACGAGCAGCAGGAGAGCAAACGACAGCAGGCGACGATGTTCCGCGAGCTTGAAAACGTCGCGTCGCAGCTCGGTCTGCCGTCGTTCGCTGATTTCAGCCGCACGTACGTCAAGGCGCGTGGCACGAAGGCGGGGCAGCTCGATCTCAACAAAGGCAGGCTGTCGCAGGACGGCATGCGCCTCGCGTACATCCAAGCGGCGAACGAGGCCGTTCGTGCGCAGCAGCCGCAGCCGCAGGCTGGCGTTACCCCAGCGGAAGCCGCGCAGCCGCAGCTCGATCTCGAAGGTGGCGCAGGGTTTGGGGCGACGCGGTTCGTGCCTCCTGCAGCGCCAACGCCGCAGCCGCGTCAGCGCACCGTCATGGAAGGCGCACTGCTCGACGCAGGCGTGCCGCAAGCGGTCAACATGGCGCAGCGCGCCAAGCTCGCGCAGCCGGGGCTGGTAGTCGCCGAGAACGAGCAGGCCGCGCAGCGTGAGCAGGACATCGCCAAGCTCGCCCGCGTCGCCGAGACGACGCGCCGGGTCGAAAGAGCGAACCAGCAGGCCGACAACGCGATGTCCACGGTCGGTGGTGTGTGGCCGAATGCGAACTCGCCTGTGGCGGTGGAAGACCTGAAGCGCGCTGCGCAGATTGCGGTCGCGAACGCTGGCTTCGAGCTGAAGGGGCAAGCCAAGAAGAAGGTCGAGCTTGCGCTTGCGGCGACGAGCGACGCGAAGGTGTGGGCGCAGCAGCTCTCCGCGTTGCGCAAGGCGCGTGACGCCATGAAGGAAAATTCCGTGAGCCGCGACGCGATGTCGGCGTTGATCGCTCACCTCGAAACGCGTGCTCCGACCATCCCGGTCGAAACGCAACCACGGAAGGAGGTGACCAGTGACGAAGCCGATCCGCTTGCCGAGCGGCGCGGGGATGCCCAAGCCGAACCCGTTCAAGAAAATGCCGCCGAGCAAGGGCGGCAAGAAGGGCTGCTGACGCAGCCTGCACCGAGTGCTGCCCCGGTGGCGGTGGAGGTGGGTTCTCCTCCCCTTACCGCCCCACCGCCGCCGGTGGCCGCACCTACGCAAGCACCGGAAGCTCCCGCAAAGAAGCAGCCGCCGAAGCCGCCGAAGCCGCCGAAGCCGCCAGTGGCCCCGCCGCAAGTGTCGGTTACCACGACAGGTGAAGAGGTCGGTGCTCCTGTGGCGTGGGGGGACTTCAGCCGAACGACCGAACCGGGCGACGTTTCGTACGACCGCCCGTGGCCCGTACCGCTGCCCGCGAAGGAACCGCAGCGCGCGCAAGACGCGCGTCGAAAAACCAAGTCGATTGATATCCTAGAGTCAGAGCGTCGGCAGGGCGTGCCTGAGCAGTATATGTTCGCATTCGAGTTCTACGACTACGATCCGTCGCAGCCGCGCGCGGGTCGCGGCGGTGAAGAGCTTGTGAAGGGCGGCAATCCACGTTGGCGTGGGAGAGACGACACGCCGTCCGTCAACATGATGTGGGTGCTCGACTACCGCCGCGCGCGCAACCTTGCGGAAGGCCGCAACGAGGCGGGCGTGAAGGTGCGATGGGGTGTGTCCGAGAAGGTCGAAGCCGCGCAGATGCGCGCGCACGCCAAGGCTGCGCTGGAGTGGATGAAGGGGTACTACGGCGCGGACGTCATCAAGATCGCTGACGAGCGCGTGGAAGCGCTCGACAAAATCTACGACGTGAACGAGCGCGCGCGTGAGTTCGCTAGGGAAGCGAAGAAGTCGATCCGTAGCGCGTACGAGTACGCCCTTCGCGTGAAGCGCGCGCAGGCGAAGGGGGTCTCCCCCGACCGCGTGAAGCTGACTGCCGCCGACGAGGCCGAACTCGACCGGCTCGCGGAAGAGAACCCCGGCTTCGAGTACCTGCACGCGGAGAAGCCTAACTTCCAGTACTCCGACGAGCTTGCTCGCGCCGTTGACACTGGCAAGATGGACCGCGTGCTGTCGCTCATCGAGACGAACGGGCCGACCGAGTGGGCGCGCTACATGGCTGGCGTGTTGCGCAGGCTCGGACTGAAGACGACGATCCGCCGGATGAATCAAGTCGCGCGCAGCGCTAAGGATGGCTCGCGCGTCTACGGGCGCTACCACCACGCGACCGATTCGGTAAGCGTGTACCTCGGCGGTGAGAACGTCCACACTGTGTTGCACGAGACGACGCACGCAGCGACGGTAGGGCGCATTGCGTTTGCGATAGAAGCGGCCAAGCTGCCTCCTGCTGCGCGCACTGCCGAGCAGCGCGCCGCTGTGGCGTCGCTCGCCGAACTCCGACTCATCATGAACGAGGCGCGCAAGCATGACAAGCGTAAACAGTACGCGTTCAAGAACGAGGCCGAGTTCGTTGCTGAACTGTTCTCGAATGACAGGTTCCAGCGGTGGCTGCACAATGTGGAAGCGAATAATCGTCCGATGTGGAAGCGCGTACTCGATTGGATGCGCGACCTGCTCGGAATGCGCCGCCCCGACAGCGTTACCGCACTCGACAAGGCGATGGCCGCAGGGGTGAACTTCCTTGCGCCGTCGCGGTTTGCGTCGGCGTCTGCGCTCACGTTCGAGCACTCCCCCGGTGCTGCGATGGGTGTCGTAGATGAAGTCGGCACGGCGTTGTCGGACGCGTGGAACAAAGTGGCGATCAGCAACCCGCGCGTAGGTAACCTGCCTTCGCGCATGCGGCAGACTATCCTCTCGCTGAAGTCCACATTCCATCTCGGCGAGATGGCGAAGCGTGACAGCTCTCTCGGTCCGATGGCGATGGGAGTCAAGCAGTACGTTAGCGCTGACGAAACCAAGCAAGTGCTTCGGCAGAACATCATTGGCGAGCTGACGGCAGCGCTGAAGCCGCTGCGTCTCGCGATGGCGCAGCTCGATGCGCAGAAGCAAGAGCAGACGAACACGCTGCTCGGCACGCTGGCGGGCGAACAAAGCATCTTGGGGATCGACCTCAACAAGAACTTCGACGAGAATCTGAAGGCCGACCCGAAGCTCGACCCCTCGCTTCGTCAGTACGTCAACGAGCTGCACTCGAAGTGGCGGCAGCTTCCGCCGACGATGCGGCGCGCTGTCGAAGACACGATCAAGCTCAACCGCAAGAACTTCATGCGCATCACGGCGCTTGTGCTTGGCGCGCGGCTGCGCAGCTACACGAGCACGGACCCGCGCACTTCGGCGTTCGCGAAGCGCCTCGACATCGAGTCGAAGTCGCTGCACGCCCCCGGCGTGACGACGAAGCCCGAGTATTACAGTGACGCGTACAGCGAGCGGCTTGACGCGCTGCTGCGCGCGACGTTTAACGACCTCAACGCGACGTACCCCGAAGACACGCCGCTGCGTTCTGAAATCCAAGAGATCGAGCGGTTGTACGTCCTGTCCGTTGGCAATCCGTACGTTCACCTCGGGCGTTCGGGCGACTACTTCGTCGATCTGGATGTCGCGGGCGGTTCCGGCGAGTGGAGCCAAGTGCAGCAGCTTCTGGCGCAGAACGGCAAGGCCGTTGGCGCACCCACCGACGAACGGCACATCTTCTTGCGTTTCGAGACTCCCGCGCAGCGCGATAAGGTGATGAAAGCGATCAGCGACGCGAAGCTCGCGTCGTCGATGCGCGGCGGCAGCATCTTCGATCCGACAGCGCAGGGCGTTGTCGGCCTCAACCGTGTCGTCCACAGTATGATGAAGAAGGTGGACGAAGAGTACCCCGGTCCGGAGCGCGCCGAAGTGCGCGCGTTCCTGAAGCGCATGATGCTCGACTTCCAAGGCGACTCGTCGCCGCGCAAGGCGATGATGCCCCGCAAGAATGGAGGTGTGCCGGGGTACGATGCTGACTTTGTGCGCAACGCGTCGAAGCGTGGTGAAGGCGCGGCGATGATGATCGCGAACGCGCACACCATGCCGATGTACGACGCTGCGTTCGACTCGATGAAAGTCGAGATTGACGCGCTGCGTTCATCCGACGCCGTGGCGGCTACTTCCGCCAACGACGTGCTGTCGGAGATCATGCAGCGGTTCTCGAACAGCCTCAACCCGGTCGATTCGCCGCTGATCGACCGCGCGAAGGCGTTTGGGTACAACTGGTTCTTGGCGCTCAGCCCTGCGTTCATGCTGACCAATCTCATGCAGCCGTACCACCTCACGCTGCCTGTGCTCGGTGGTCGGTATGGCTTCGTGAAGTCGTTCGGCGAGATGAAGAGCGCGGCTGGCAAGGGGCTTCGGCTCATGCAGACCGCGATCAAAGGCGGTTGGGCGCAGGGCATGCACGAAGGCGGCGCGCGTGGCGCGCTGATGGGCGTTCTCGACCTCACGCTGCACCTCGACGCGTCTGAGCTTAGCGCTGGCGAGAAGGACATGATTCGCGCGCTGCAGGCGTCGGGGCAGCTCGACACGACGCAGAGCCATGAACTCGGTAAGCTCGCGTCGGGCGAGTCGCAGACGTGGGCGACCGCGATGAAGGTGCTCAGCACGGGGAGCCACTACACCGAAGTGCTCAATCGTCTGACGGCGGCGCTTTCGGCGTACAACCTTGAGTTCAGCAAGAGCGGCAATCAGCTCAACGCCGAGCGCCGCGCGTTGGAGACTGTTCGTGCCACGCAGTACGACTATTCAGATCACAACACCGCCCGCGCGCTCGGTCGGCATGGTGCGCTCGGCAAGGTAACGCCGCTGATCGCTTCGTTCCAGCAGTACGCGTTTCAGACGATGGAGCTGTTGTACCGCATGGCGTTCGACTCCATCAAGGGGAGCGCCGAAGAAAAGAAGATCGCGCGCATGCAGCTCGCAGGCGTGATGAGCACGACGACGCTCATCGCTGGCACGCTAGGACTTCCGTTCGCCAACGTTGCCGCAGCGGTCGCGGACGCGCTCATCGCGCTCATCGGCGACGACGACGAACCGTTCGACATCAAGGTTGCGTACCGGCAGTGGCTCGCTGATGTGCTCGGCAATGACGCGGCAGAGATCATCGCGCGTGGTGTTCCGCGCGGTGTGTTTGGTTTCGACATGAGCGCGCGCGCCGGTATGCAGGACATCCTGCCGGGTACGCGGTTCTTCGCCGACAAACGCGCGGTCAAGGAGAGTTTGGCTGATGGTGCGCTGAGCATGCTCGGACCGGCGGTTAGTGCGGGGTCTGACCTCTACGTAGGCATTGACAAGATGGGTGATGGGCAGCTCATGGATGGGCTGCTCCACATGCTGCCGCTCGCGCTGCGCGGCCCGCTCAAGTCGTACCAGATGGGCGACGTGGGGTACACGACGCAGACCGGAAACAAGCTCCCGATGGAAGTCACACCGTGGGCGCAGTTTGTTCAAGCAGTAGGGTTTACTCCCGGCGTTAAGGCTGAACAATCGGAAGTCAACTTCGCTTTCCGCCAGCTCGACACGCAGCTCAAGAAGCGCAAGGCTGTCTTGTCGAACAGGCTGTACCGTGAGGTGGAGGAGGGGAACGACACGACAGCGGTGCTCAAGGAGATCGCTGCGTTCAACGCACAGAACCCGCAGTACGCCATCAACTCGGCGGCGGGTTTGAAAGCGCGTGCGAAGGCACGTGCAGTGGCAGACACCACAGGGGCGGGCATCGCGACGCTCCCGCGTTATCTGCCGCTACTCGACAAATACTCGTACGCGAACACGAAATAATGGAACAACACGCTCTTGAGCTTCTGAAGCTCGCGCTGTGGCTCATTGGTGGCCTCGGGGCCATCATCGCGGTTTTGCTTGGCGGCATAGCGGCCATCGCGCGTTGGGGTGGGGTCAAGTTATTCGAGCGGCTGGACGCGCACGAGTCTAAGCTCGGCGAGTTCCAGAAGCTCGTATCGAACAGCACCAACGACCTGAAAGGGCTGCTTACTGACGAGGTTCGCTTGCTGCGGGAGTCGATGAGCCAGATCAGCGAGCGCGTCGGCAAGCTCGAAGTCTTCAGGGACTACATGAACCACCACGTGCAGTACGGTCGTAGGCACGACGACGAATGATCCAGCTTAACTACGCATCGCTGCTGCAATCGCAGAACCTGCGGGCGCTCCTTCGCGCTATCCGCAGTGGAGAGTCGTCGCAGGATGACGATCTTGCGTATCGCATGCGGTATGGCGGTGCAGGTCAGAAGCCGGAGTTCTTCAGCACGTTCGATACGCACCCGCGTGTTATGGAGCGTACGCCGACAGGAGAGATGTCGAGTGCTGCTGGCGCGTACCAGATCACGTGGACCACATGGTCTACGGTGTGCATGGCGAAGTACGGGCTTGGCCCGTCGTTCACTCCATACGAGCAGGATTGCGCAGCCGTCGCGCTCATCCACCATCGCGGGGCGCTCGACCTCATCATCGAAGGCAGGTTCGAGGAAGCGGTACAGCTCTGCTCGCTTGAATGGGCGTCGCTGCCCGGTTCGCCGCTTGAGGATGGCGGCTCGAAGATGTCGTGGGCGCGCGTGTACGCCGTCTATCGCGAGTACGGCGGCTACGCCACGAGTTCGCCGACGCAACCCCCCGCGCCCATCGAGGAGCGCGATGTCAACCAAGAGGAGACCCCGATGGGACCGCTCGCTTTCCTGATTCCGCTTCTCACTTCGCTCGCCGAAGTCTTTTCCCCGCTTCTGCGCGGCAAGCTGACGCAGATGCTCGACAAGCAGGTGAAAGACCCTGTGATGTCGCAGCAGATGGCGCAGCAGCTCATGGACATCGTGCGCAACGTCGCTGCACAAGGTGGGCTTACCCCGCAGCCTGTTGTGCCGAACCCATCGCTTGTCGTTCCTCCGCAGCAGGTTCAGGCACAGGTGATGGACCCCGTGGTCGCCGTCGCGGCGGTGAAGAGCAACCCCGTGCTCGCAGCGCAGGTCGAGGAGCAGTTCACCGACTACTTCGACAAGATGGCCCCGGTGTTCGACCGCATGGACAAGCTCGAACAGGCGTCGTGGCAAGCGAGCGAAGACTCTCGCGACCGTGCGGCGGCGCGCGCGAAGCTCGATCCTGTGGACATCGGCCCGACGCTCGCTACGAAGATGTTCTGGCTGTTCGTCGGACTTGCCGGTCTTGTCACCGCGCTCATCGGCGTACAGATGTGGTTCGCTGAAGATCACCGCGCGAGCGGCGAGCTGGTCGGTCTGTTCATCGCGCTCGTGACGCTCGCAGGCAACAAGCTCTCGACCATCGTCGATTACCGCTTTGGCTCGTCGCGCTCGTCCGCAACCAAGGACGCGATGATGGAAGAACTCGCGCTGCGCCGGGGGTCTGCGAAATGACCAAGAAGCTGAACCTCGTCATCCGGCAGGGTGAGACGTTCACGCGTGTCATCCGGTGGGAGACGCCGCCGTATGTGTACAAGGCGATCACTGCGATCACCCAAGCGGCTCCTGTCCAGATTACGGCGGTAGGGCACGGCCTGAAGTCGGGGTGGCGCGCGGCGGTTGTCAGCGTGCGCGGGATGAAAGAGATCAACGCGGAGCACTCGCCTCCGCGTGACTCCGAGTTCCACCAAGTGACCGTGGTCGATGTGGACAACGTGACGCTGAACGATGTCAACAGCTCCGACTTCTCCGCGTACACCTCTGGTGGGTATTTGCAGTACTACACCCCGGTGAACCTCACCGGCTACACCGCGCGGATGACGATCAAGGATCGTGTAGGTGGAACGGCGTTGCTGACGCTCACGAGCGGTCTGCCCGACAACCGCATCGTCGTCGATACCGCCAACAACACGGTCACGCTGTCCATTCTTCCGGCTGACACCGCTGCGCTCGGCTTCATCAAGGGCGTGTACGACCTCGAAATGGTGTCGGGGGCAGGGGCAGTGACTACGATCTTCAGCGGCAGCATTACGGTGGCTAAGGAGGTCACGACCTAATGGCGCAGGCGCTGTGCACGAGTTTTTTGCGCGAACTCTTCGAGGTTACGCACAATTTTCTCGCCAGCGGCGGACACACGTTCAAGCTCGCGCTGTACACGTCCAGCGCGACGCTCAACGAGGCCACTACCGCGTACAGCGCCACCAACGAGGTTTCGAGCGCCAATTACACCGCAGGCGGTTTCACACTGACCAACGTCAACCCGAGCGTGTCGGGCACGACGGTAATGGTGACTTTCAGCGTGAACCCGAGCTGGAACAATGTCACCTTCACGACTTCACAAGGACTCATCTATAATTCATCGGCGAGCAATAAGGCGGTTGGAGTGCTCGACTTTGGAGGAAGCATAGCTGTTAGTGGCGGCAACTTCGCGGTGTCGTTGCCGCCCGTAACACCGACCACCGCGCTTATCAGGCTGTTGGGTTAACCAAGGGGAATGGAATGAACTCAGCATTTGTTTTTCCGCTGCAATCCGAAATCGTGACCACGATTCTCGGCGATGTTCCCGAGTTCGATCTCGACATCAAGCTGGTGCAGAAGGACGAGGGCGAATCGTGGGTGATGACGCGAACGTGCGTGTACAAAGGGTCCATGTATCCCGCTGCGCAGGGACAGGTCGTGCGGCAGGATGTGTGGGTGACGATGAAAACCGGCTTGGCCACGAAGGTAGCCGCCGGGTGATTTAGGAGCCTGACATGGCCAACTCCGCTGGTCTCTGCACTTCTTTCAAGGTCGAGCTGATGACGGCGCACCACGCGTTCGGCACCACGGTAACGCGTGGTGGCACGGGTGCCGACACGTTCAAGTTCGCGCTGTATCAGACGACCGCGACCATCGGTCCGTCCACGACCGCGTACACGGCGACCGGCGAAGTTTCGTCCGGCAACTACACCGCTGGTGGCGCAGCGGTCACCAACGGCACCGCGCCAACGTCTTCTGGCACGACGGCGTACTGGACGCCTTCGGCGTCGGTGTCGTGGTCCACGGTGTCCTTCACCACGGACTGCGCGCTGCTGTACAACGACACGCAGGGCGACCGCGCGGTCGGCTCGTATACGTTCTCGTCGCAGACGGTCTCGTCGGGCAACTTCACGCTGACGATGCCGACGAACGGCCCGACGACCGGCCTGATCCAGATCGCGTAAGGAGTTAGGTAATGGCTATCGGCGACGATTTCGAGATACAGAACGACAAAGATATTCGTGCGGTGTCGGGGTCTACCAACTATACGGTGCTCGAACTGCACCGTTGGTTGCAGGACCGCGCGGATGACGCATCGGCGTCGGGTGATGACTACATGGACATCACCCGTGATACGCCATCGGACAAGTCGTTCGATACCATCATCAACCTCATCAACGGGTACAACATCGATGACGCCACCGCGCAGCGGTTGTACGGTGGGTCGATCATCCAGTCGGGTGGAGATGTCATTTACGACGGCATTCAAGTGCTTGCACCCGCTGGCATGCACTTGGAGATCATCCAGAACGGCGCGCTCGCGACGAACTTCTGGACGACGGGCCTGAATGCTGATGCTGCGAATGGCATTTCGCATCGCTTCATGCTCAAGGTGCGCACGGCTGCGGCTGACATCGACGGGCGGCGTTTGCTCGGCATCACGCGCGAGTGGGGTAAGACTTACCTAGAGTTCGGCATCAACGGCACAGCGCGGGGCGTGAACGTGATGGCGTTCACCGGGTGGGCTGACGATCTGAACAACACCACGGTCATTGGGTCGATGACAGGCTCTCCGTACAACACGGTGAGTAACACCACTGCCGGGTACAACGGTATTGATGTGAACAACGACACCGCTGACGAGTACTACTACTCGGAGTGGAATCGCGGCTCGGCGTCGATCAACCAGTTCTACGAGCGCATAAAGTATCTGACGCGGCGTGGCGAGACTACAACGCTGTACGGCATTCAAGGGCAGTTGTTCCGTGGCATCACGCACGAAATCAACATCGACGGCGGTACGGGCACATGGGATGCGGTTGAAGCAGTTACGTGGTCGGGCGGTACGGGGCAGATGCTTGCGATCAACAACCTCACGGCAACTTCTGCCACGAAGATGTGGATTCAGTTGCTCACGGGTGTGCCGCCGACTGACAATCAGACGCTTACTGGTGCCTCGTCTGGTGCAACGAATCTGGTCAACGCGACGGTGACTGCGCGTACGGTATCCACGCCTGTTTGCGGCGTGTCAACGGGCTCGTCAATCATCGGCGCGTTCGGTTTCGGCATCGAAGCTCTCGACCTGTCGGCGTCGGACAAGGTGTTCGACCTCACCAACACGCAACGGCAAGCGCCGAACTACGTCACGTTCACGGTCGGCGGCATCGTCTCAGGCGAGGACTATGTGCTGGTCGGTCCTGCGTCTGGTGGTGCACTCGATCTCGACCAGTTCACGCTCAATGGCGCGCTTACGGGCGCTACGGTAACGAGCGTGGTGGTGAACGGATCAATCCCGAACGACACCCCTGCTACGGGTACGATCCGCATCGCGCGGGCGAACGGCGCATACACTAGGCATCCGTACAGTGCGTGGTCAGGTTCGACCTTCACCATTACGTCGCATGATTTCTCATCGAACAATGCGGCCAATGGCGCTAACTGTTACATCAGTTATATCGACAAGCTGGCTGCGGCAACAAGTGAAGCGTTCACCGTGGTGTTCGTGTCGAACCGGGATTTGTTCATTCGTGTCCGTGATGGCGGTGCGTCCCCCATCAAGACGTTTGAATCGACCGGCACGCTTACATCTGGTGGAGGTTCCGCAACGGCTGTTCGCACGTCGGATGCGTAGAGGGGAAGCTCCGTGGCGTACATCCGCGACTATGCGGTAACGGAAGTTACGGTAGCGACATCCAACCCGCAAGCGCAGGTACTTTGGCCTACGCACGCGGCGAACGACGTTTTGTTGTTGATGCTTGCGCAGGACGGCACAACAGTGCCGTCATTGCCGTCTGGATACACTGACATCCAGAATCAGGCCGGTGCAGCGCAAACGTACCGACTTTGCTACAAGGTCGCCGCTTCTAGCTCGGAAGTGTGCCCTACGTTGTCCGGTGGCAGCGATGAGTGGCACATCACTTGCATTGCGGTTGCTGGTGCGGACTACGCGGACCCGATCAACGTCACCGCAGAACGTACGACGACGGATGCGGCTTCGCCGTTTACGTGGACTTCCAGCGCGTCCACAGATGAGGATAATGTTCTCATTTTCCAGTTCTGCAACTCGGACTCGGGCCTCGCACTTACTGCCGTTACGATGGGGTACACCAACCTCGTTAACGGTGACGCGGGGACAGCAGGGCATGGGTGCGCCTACACGTTCAAACCTACTTCCGGAGCCATCACAGACTGCGTATGGATGGGGCGTGCGAGCGACGATACGACGGCCTGCCTCGTTGGCATCAATGACGACGGTAACGGTACGCGCCCGCCTTATGCTGATCCGCTGACTGCCGGGACGTACATCTCGCCGCTTGGTGGTACGTCGCTTACGGAGTCGGACACTAATCCGGCATCGCTAACGTACGGCGCTATCGGGATGAAGGACTTTGCACAGTTCTTCGAGTTCGATGGAACGTCAACCTACACCGATGACACCACTGACATCAATGACGTTGGTACTGCGGATGTAACCATTACCAACGCGACTGGCGCTATCTGGTACTTCGGGTATGACTACCCGTGGAACCACATGGTGTTGCAGGTGAGTACTGCGCAATCGGGCGGTACTATCGTGTGGGAATACTACAATGGCTCGACATGGGCCACGCTCACCGTAGCCGGTGTGCTTACTGCTGCAGGTTGGGCGCGACTGACGTGGACCCGGCCTTCGGACATGACGGCTTCCAGCGTTAACAGTTCCGCGAATCGTTACTGGGTGCGTATGCGGGTGTCAGCCACGTTTACCACGGCCCCCATTCTGTCGCGCGGGCATGTCGGCGGTTGGCTCACTACGTACGATGCAATAGCAAACGTCGCTGACGCCGGGGTCAATCCGTACATGGACGTGATCTCGTTGTCTCCTGCCTCCACTAGCAACTTCTCTGGATCGGAGCGGCAGTTTGGTTCAGCGAAGGACATGGACACAGGCATTCTGGTTTTCCATCACAAAGCCCCGCAGGCACGGGACTATGCGGTGGACCCGTCCATCAACGATGTGGTGTACCCCGTCACCGAGATTGGTTTGTCGGGCAAGAACGGAACGATCAGTGGGTACGGTGGGTTCGTCGTCGTATTGGCTGACGCTGACTCAGAGTATGAAGCGTATGCGATCCACAGCAAAGGGTCGCTGACGGCGGACAACAATGCGTACAACGTTGCTGCCATTGGCCTTAACAATGGAGCTATGCCATATGGAGTGATCGGCACACTCAACAAGAGCGCCGTGACGCGGATGCTGTTCCTTCCGCAAGGTGCGAATGGTGCGATGCTTGCGTATGTGTCATCGTTGTTGCTCGTTAGCGAGATCGTGTTCGCTGGTGGTGATTCCACGAATCCGATGGATTTGGAAGACATCCGCTTCGTTGGTAACAACTGCATTGGTTCAAGTCTCATGTTCCTCGGCACGGGGGACTTCAATCGTGTCTACGCGCCGATACAGTTCGGTGGTGGCGGCAGTATCAACACACTAGTTGATGGCGCGATCTTCCAGTTCCCAACCAAGTACGACGGGAAAAAGTACCTCGATTGGAACGCAGACGACAACATCGCAGGAGTTACGTTCTACGGTACAGGCTCGAATGACTACCTGCGGTTCCCGAACTGCGTGTGGAAAGGGAGCCAACCATTTCGGTGGGAGTTTGACTCGTCGCACTCTGCGTCGGCTACGATTGACTTCAGCGGTAACACGGTGCAGGGCGCTACGGTCACGTTACGTTCGACGGTTACGCTGGCGGGTGCGAAGTTCATTCTTTGCCCGACGTTTACGCAGAACGCCGCCACAATGACGGGCTGTACGTTCACCAACACCAAGGTGAGTAGTGCGTCTCCCGGCGATGCGGACAACATCAGTAGTAGCGCGTTTGTCAAGACGACGGGCACTCGTCATGGGTTGGAGATCAGCGGTACCGCAGTAGACATGACACTGAACGGTGTCACCTTTACTGGCTTCGCGGGCAGTAACGGCTCTACCGGCAACGAAGCGATTTACGTGAACATCGCATCTGGATCGATGACGATCAATATCACGGGCGGTGGTAGCACGCCATCGATTCGCACTGCCGGTGCCACGGTTACGGTGCAGAACGCCGTGACGGTCAAGGTGACAGTTAAGGACGTGAACACGGGTGCGGCAATCGAGAATGCTCGTGTGCTGGTGGAGAAGGTGTCGGATGGTACGGACATCCTTACGGGGTTGACCAATTCAAGTGGTATCGCATCTACAACGTATGCCTATGTGTCCGATACGGCAGTGATAGGTAAAGTGCGTCGGGCGTCGGATGCGTATGGCACGCTATACAAGACGGCTCCGATCTCAGCTACGATCACATCGACGGGTCTCGACACCACCGTTCTGTTGATACCGGATTGACATGGCGATCACGATTAACTGGTCTACGAAGGTCATCAGCGTGCCGCAAGCTGACCTTACGCTCGTCTCGGGTTCGATCTACGAACTCGACGTGGACTGGTTTCGCCTGCAATTGAAGGACATCGAGGACAGCGAAGAGGGGATGGGGTTCCCTGACACGCATCGTCACAACACTGCAGTCACATTGTCGGGGGTGACATACGCACGTACATTCGAGATCATCAACGGCTACACGGTGACTTTCGAGAACGGCAACTACACTGTCCAGTGCGTAGGTGCGAATCACAACATCGCCGATGTGAAGAACGTCAACTCAGTCAGCCTCATCATTGGCAACTCCGCTGGCCTCATCAACGGCTTCAACGCTGAGATGGAGCCGGGCTTCACGTTCGCCGAGGCGTTGCGCATCATGGCAGCAGTGATCGCAGGCAAGAGTTCAGGTGGGCCGGGATCGCCCGTGTTCCGCGATCTAGCCGACTCGAAGAACCGTGTCATTGGCACTGCGGACTCCAGCGGCAACCGTACCGCAGCAACTTACGACGGGTCGTAGCCATGTCCTACTGGCGCGGCGGGAATTGGACCGCGAACCATTGGGACGCGAACAACTGGCTAGGCCCGAACGCAGCTAGCAGCAGTGACGTTTCCGTAGCCCTTACCGGGCTGCGCGCGACTACGGCGTACGGGGCGCTCGCCCCCGCCATCGAGAAGGCGCTCGACGGTCAGGTTGCGACAACCGCGCAGGGGGCGCTCATCCCCGAGCAGGGCACGGTGGTGGCGCTCACCGGCCTCGCGGCGATCACAGCGGCGGGGGTGGTTGTCCCGCTGGCGTCCCTGCAGGGACAAGCGGCGGAAACCCGGTTTGGTCAACTTGTCCCTGAGCTGCTGGTCGAGCTGACCGGGCTGGTCGTCGGCGCGCTGCCGGGGCTGCTGAGCGGGGAGTCGCTGGCCGATGGAGCGCTCTCGGGGCAGGGCGTAACGGCGCAGGCGGGCGTGCTCGGCGTAGAGCTGTCGATCCCGCTGGTGGGTGGACGGGTCCAGACAGGTCAGGGCGTCCTCCGCATCCCCTACGAGAGTTATGATAACGGCGTATGGACAGTCACCCTGCCGGTCGAGCTGTTCGCGCGTAGGGACAATGCCGGGGAAACCCTTTTCTTTCAGTCTGTCCCTGCCTCCGTGGTGGTGGGCAGCGCGGCGCTACAGGCGTTGTTCGCGGACGAGCCGACCGATTTGTGGGCGAAGGAGCCGCCGCGCGAGCTGTGGGTGGTGGAGCAGAATGTCGGATGGTGGGTTGTCGCGGCAGGAGTCGATCTCGTCAGGACGGCTGCTATCGACGACCTCTTTGTGGTGACGGACGCGGACGAGCCGGTTGCACGCGAGCAATCTGAAGAACTGCTGGCCGCATAGGAGACAACATGGGACGGATTCATTCGCAGCAATTGGAGAGGTGGCTCGGTGCGGACAAGATCGAACACATCCAGCGCGCGATGCGCGGCTGGTACTACAGGCCGATCTGCTTGCTCGACGTGCCGGGGTCGGTGTGGGTCACTGCTGACGGCGATTTCGTCGGCAGCTTCCGTGGCGGCTACTTCATGTCGGCGTTGGATGCGGCGCGCGAGTTGTGGCGTCGTGTCGGCAGGCCCCAGTACGGTTTCGCAGGCGCAGGCTTCGCATCGATTTCGGACATACTGCTACGAGCCTCTACGGGGTACTCGCAGTACCAGAACTTCCAGAAGGTCGGACCGACTGGCGTGGTAGCTGCAACTTCGACGCTGTGGCGCGTCGGCAACACGCCCGTCGCAGGCAGCGCAGGTGCAGCAGCTCCGGGGGGTACGGTGCACGTAGGGTCGGATACAGGGGCGTTGAAGTTCAACAACCCCGCGAGCGGCACGCTGCACCTGACCGGCGCGGACGCGACATGCAATATCGTCAACAATGCGCTGCTGCTCTACGACCGACTGTTCTCTGTTGCCAAGACGATGAACAGCACCAGCACGGAAGCAGTGACTGGCGTGCCTTCGCGTTACGCAAGCACGACGACGACAGCCCCGGATTTTATCGGCGGCAACTTCGGCTTCATTGAAGTCGGCGGTACGGCGCTTGCGGCGACGGCGCACAACTGGACGGTGTGCACCTATACCGATCAGGCCAATGCGTCCTCGACGCTTCCAAGCGTGACAGGCAATTCGGCGGGCATCGTGGACCGCCTCGACCAGCCGGTCGGCCAGTGGTTCGTGAATCTGGAAGCGGGCGACGTTGGTATCAAGGCGTGGACGCAGATGCAATGCTCCGCTGCGGTGGCGACGGGCGCGATCAACTTCTGCATCGGTCACCCTATCGGGTTCATGCTGTTTCCGATCATCAACACGATGTTCCCGTTCGACTGGATCACCAACCGTGATCTCGCGCCGCGCATCTTCGACAATGCATGTTTGTCGTTCCTTGAAGTCTGCAAGCCTGCCACGAGTGCGACGACGTACACCGGGCGCATCGTGGCGACTAACGCAGCGGCGTAATGGCTGGCTTCCCGTTCAAGTTCATCAATGGCAGCGGTGTTGCCGGTGTACGCACGCCTATTGAACGGGAAGCAGCGTGGTCAAAGCGCACTGACAATAACAATCATCTTCGACTCCCGCTTGAGATCAAGGCGTTCGAGGGGCTGCGCGCAACGCTGTGGCAAGGGCTTGCCGAGCGTGGGTGGGCGGTCGCGCTTACTGGCGAAGACGCCGCTACTGCCGCAGGCACACTCGGCACGCAGAAGCGGTACTACGAGTACGTAGACAACTTCGTCAACAGCAACGGCACGGGGATCACATCACACTCAAGCGATGCCCCGCAGTTGTTCGGCTACGCGGCGTACAACTACACAACTGAACCGACAATCGAATCCAACCGATTGCGCGGCCCCGGCGCGACTGATACGGCGCGCATCTGGTGCGTGCCGTACTGGACGCCGACAGTCAAAGCCGAGAACGATTTTTGGCTTGAGGTTTCGCTGTACCGCCGCAACTCAACTGCTGGCGCTACTTCTGGAATCGTCAACACGGGTGTTCTTGTTCGTGGCTCCGGTACGAATGGCGACGGGTTCGTTATCGGTTGGAACGAGCTTGACGACGACTGGTACATTCTTGAGTACATTGGTGGCACGCTCAATCAGACGCTTGGGCAGGGGTTCGGCAACGGCGTGTTCACTGGCACGTCGCAAGAACGCAAACTCCTAATCCACGTATACACGTATACAGATTCCGATCCGTACTACAACGTTCAGATAGATGTATTCGTCGATTCTGGTAGTGGGTACAACACGTCTGCCGACTTCTACGGCACTGCGTACGGCACGTTGTTTGGTGGTACGGCGTACTACGAAATCGGTCAGGTCTTTGAAGAAGTCAACGGCGTTGATGTTGAATGGGTTCGTCTCTACGACGATCTCCCACAGCTCGAAGGTGCGCGTCTTACTGCGACCCCCGGCACCGTCGTTGACTTTACGCGGCAGCTAACCGGCTACACCGCGACGACGACAGCAGGCTCGGTATCCATCGGCGGTGGAACGGATGTCGAAGTAGCGCTCACTGGCGAAGACGCCACGACGGCGCAAGGTACGCTCACTCCGGACACTCCGGTGTTTGGGGTGCTCACAGGCTACGCTGCTACGACTGCGCAGGGCGCGCTGACCCCCGCGCTTGCGGTGTTGTGCGATCCCCCGGTGTCGTTCTCGCCGCGTGTGGCGTGGACGTACTACAACGCAACGGTCACCTACAAGCAGAATCCCGGCAACATCGGCACGCAGTTCATGCCGTGGCAGGGCGTGCTGTACGGCGCTGGTAACGACGCCAACGAAGAGTTCACTTCACGCTGGCCGCGCAGCGGTCTGAAGCAGATCAGCCAGATCACGGAAGAAACATGGCCGTGGACGGCGAATCCGAAGTGGACGAACACCGACAACACGGGGATGTCGATTGACGACCCCCTTGACCCCAACCTGATCGGCAAGTTCTTCCCGCGCGGGTTTGCGAGCAGCGCGGACCCCGGCTACAAATACAACACGGTCTACTCACGTGGTGGTTGGCTAACGATTAACCAGCACGGCAACATCTGGTCGGCGGTCGAGCGCATCTACGACAAGATGGGGCAGGTAGTCATCTACCTTGCGCCCCACCAAGGTGAAGTCTCAGGCACCAACTACTACAACGGCCCCGAGCTGCTTGTGGGGTCGGTGCAGAGTCAACTCACGACAGACCCGTTGCGCCAGCGGTACAACACGGCTGCGCCGATGGGTCTGTACGCGCTGTCCGACACGGAAGCGATTGCGTTCTACCCGCAGATCATCGACGGGCAGATCAGCGGCAAGTTCGCTGATCTCGTCGGGCTTCGCGCGACGACTGAGGCAGGCACGGTCGGCAAGACGTACACACCGGGTACTAACCTCGACATCCCGCTCACGGGGCATGCTGCGACGACCACTGCTGGTGTTGTTGGTGTGCAGGGCAGTGCGACGGTGCCGCTCACTGGTCTGGAAGTCGCGGCGACGCAGGGTGTTCTCTATGCGCGTGACGCGAACGTCGTCCCGGCGTTCCGCCGACTGAAGGGCGGGGCGTGGAGTGACACGCCGGTAGTGGCGTCGAGCTTCACGGGTGCTGCGCGGGTGTGGGCGCGGTCACACTACCTCACGGTCGTCCCGAGCGGGTACGGCGACACGATCTTCGCGGTCTATTACAGCGAGGGGTGGGGCAACACCGGGCCGAAGATCGGCGTGCTGGTCATGGACGCATCGACCGGCGAGATCGTGTCGAACACATTGTACGCGGTGGCCTCGACGGTGTTCTCGCGGTTCACTGACGGCACGTACGAGGGAGACTTCGCTTCCCGTCAGACGCTTGATCTCGTGAACCGTCCGTGGGGGCAGCACCGCACGGTAGCGCTCACGCACAAGCTCGGGTCTGGTACGCACGTCACACAGTTCCTGTTCTGCGGTCAGGTGGTGCACCTGTCGTGGACGAGCGGCACGCGCACCGCACCTACTGTCACGATCAAGGATGGTGTCGCGCTCAGCGCGCAGACGGCGGCGGTCGCGGGCTGGGAGTCGTTGGAGATTCGCGGCGACAAGGTGTACCACGTCGTACCTGTGGTGACGCTCGACTTCGGCGAGTTCGGCGACTACGACGACGCCGCTGCGCCCATCGCGCTGCACTACAACGACGCTACCGGCACGAGCAGCACGTGGACGGCTCCCACTGTCAGCACGAGCACGAGCGGCACCAAGGCGACCAGCCGCGACTACCCGTCGTTCTACGGCGGCTACGGCGGTGGGCGCAAGTCACACTGGTACGCGGCGTGGTTCAGCATCGGTCTTACCGAGCGCGGCCACGACACCGGCTGGTTCGACGCGTGGTACCAGCAGCCCAAGCCCGTCACCCTCGAAGCCCGCGCACTGCTTGGGCGTGTCGGCACGACGGTCAGCTACGACCCGAACGTCACGCTCACTGGGCTGGCGGCGACGACAGCGCAAGGCACGCTGTTCGCCAGCATCACCTACCAGCGGCAGCTCACCGGGCTGGCGGCGGCAACGGCGCAAGGCGCGGTCACCCCCGAAGGTGGAGATGTCATCGCGGCGCTCACCGGCCTCGCTGCGACGACGGACTACGGCGACCTGACGGTCGGGGCACCGCCGGTACTCGTCGAACTGGACGGACTGCGCGCGACGACGGGCTACGGGTGGGTCACGTTCTCGGGCTACAAGCTCGCGGGCCTGCAGCTCTCCACGTACATCGGCGTGATCGGCGTCACGACCGACGAGACCGCCGCGCTCACCGGCCTGCAGCTCTCCACGGCGTACGGAACGCTGACCACTGCCGCAACGGCCTCTCTCACTGGCGAAGACGCAACGTCAGCGGCGGGTGTCGTTACGCCAGCGGTCATCATGCCGCACTGGAAGTTCGGGCTGGCTGCTTCGCTCGCGCAAGGCGCGCTCACGCCGCTGGTGGAGAACGCCGCTGCGCTTGCTGGTGCGGCCATCGCTGCGATACAAGGCGCGCTTGCTGCGAGCAACGACCACCCGCGCACGCTTACCGGGCAGGCAGCTACCACTACGGGCGGGGCGGTCACGCCGTCGCAGCTCAACACGCAAGGTGTCACGGGGCAGGCTGCGACCACGCGCGCTGGGTCGCTCGTGCCGTTGGTCTCGGTAAGCCTCAGCGGCGAGCCTGCGGTGTCGTCGCAAGGCACGCTGCAGCTTCTGCTCGACATCTTCCTCACCGGGCGCTCGTGCACGACGACAGGCGGCGAGCTGTCGCCGTTGGAGACTGCTGTGGTGCCGCTGACAGGTGCACGCGCACGTGCGCAGCGCGGGCAGTTGATGGAGGGTGTGCCTTACCCATACGGGCAAAACCTGTGGGTGACGCAGCGCGATCTCGACGCGGACTACCAAGAAGCCGGTGTCGAAGAGGTCGTCACTCGAACTCCCGCTGACAACTAACATGGCTAACATCGACTAGGCAAGGCGCGCGGGATTCTGCACACTTGCGGGTAATAACCCAAGAGGAACCCCCCCATGAGTCGTGGGTGGCGACAGCAGTCCAAGCCGCGCATCACGCCTGACGAGGTGAAGTTTGCCGAGTTCAGCGGCGTGGTTAACACGCGCTCGCGCAAGGACACCGGGCTGTCCGCGCTGGTCAACGCGACCAACGTCTACGTCTCCGACACCAAGAAGGTCACGCGTCGGGACGGATACTCCATCTACCGCAGCGGCAACGTTCAGTCAGCTTACGGCTGCGGCGACAACCTATACATCGTCGATAACGGATCGCTCTACCGCTCGCGATCTACGACGCAGAACGACCTCATCGCTTCGGGCTTCACCGGCTCGCGGTACGAGTGGGACGACACCAACGGGGACGCGTACTTTGCCAACGGGATCGAGGCGGGGATTCTGCGAGGTGACCAACTCCTACCGTGGCGGCTTACGCTACCGGCGGTGTCATCCGTGGCGGTTGTTTCGACGCGCGAGCTTCCCGGCACCGTGCTCAACGTCGGCAAGACCTACACCAACGCCACGTTCCGCGTCTGCGCCACCTACGAGACCAGCGACGGGCGCGAGTCCGCCCCCTCCGAGATCGTCGAGATCGTTTCGTCTCCGCTGACCAGCCTGCTGCGCGTCTCGGTCCCCACCGCGTATGCGCGCACCAACATCTACTGTACGGAAGCGGACGGCACGAACTTCCGGCTGGTGGCCACGACGACTGGGACGACGGTCACCTTCAATCCGCTTGTCGGCGGTCGTGAACTCACCACGCTGCACAAGTCGAGCCTGCCTGCGGGCGTCACGCACGTCGCCATCGCGCGTGCCGTGTGCTTCGTCGCGCAGTACCTGCCCGAGCAGGATGTGAGCGTCGTGTGGATGAGCGAGCCGCTGGCGTTCCACTTGTGGGACGAGGCGGACGGGTTCTTCGTCGTGAAGGGCGAGGTCGGCCTGCTGCTCTCCAACAACGGCGGGCTGCTGGTGGGTACGACCGATGCTGTCTACCAGTACAACCTAGACGGTGAACTCAAGGAACTGTGCGACTACGGCGTGGTGCCGGGGTCCGCAGGAGACACGGACGCGGAAGGGATGGCGTACTTCTGGACGGTGCGTGGCATCTGCAAGGCAATGCCGTTCGAGAACCTGACCGAGAATGACGTGAGCATGCCTGCGGGCTTGCGCGTGGCGTCGAAGTACGTGTACGTCAACGGGATGCAGCAGTTCATTACCGTCGCCCAAGGTGGCGGCGATTCTTTCAACGCACGTAGGGAACGGCAATGACCATTCGACTCTCCACTGGCATGCGCAACAAGCTGCTCGACGGCGGCGCATCGGGCGGCATCAAGAACGCGCTCAACCTCGGGTTCATCAACATCTACCAGGGCACGCAGCCCGCAAGCGCGGACACCGGGGCCACCGGCACTTTGCTCGGCACGGTGTCGGTCGACGGCGGCGGTACGGGGCTGACCTTCGATGCCGCAGTGGCGGGGGTGATCTCGAAAGCCGCAGCCGAGACGTGGCGGTTCACCGGGCTGGCGGCAGGGACGGCGGGCTGGTACCGCTTCTACCCGGCGGCGGGTACGCCGGGGAACCTCTCGTCCACCGAAGCGCGCATCGACGGCTCCATCGGCACGAGCGGTGCGGACATGAACGTCTCCAATCTCGCCATCGAGATCGGTCAGGTCAACACCATCGACGCCTACACCTTCACGATGCCTGCCGCGTAAAGGAGGTTGATGATGGCGCTCAAGGCCAGCACGGGGCTTCGTAACAAGCTCCTCGATACGAACCCGCTGCGGACGATCTTCAACCTCGGGTTCCTGAACATCTACGCAGGGCCGGTGCCGTCGTCCGCCGACGATGCGCTCGTGGGTGGTACGCACACGCTGCTCTGCCAGATCAGCAACAACAACACCACGACCGGGATCACGTTCGCTGCGTCGGCGTCAGGTGGCGCGATCACCAAGAACGCTGGCGAGACATGGAGCAAGGCCGCTGCCGCAACGGGCACGGCTGCGTTCTACCGGCTGGTGACGGCGAGCGACACGGGAGCGTCGAGCACGACCGAAGCGCGCGTTCAGGGCACGTGCGGCACCAGCGGCGCGGACCTGAATCTGACCTCGCTGTCGTTCACCGCATCGACGGTCTACTCCATCGACTCCTACTCGGTGTCGATCCCGACGCTGTGAAGCTCTCGTTCCACATCTACCACCACAGCTCGCTCAGTGATCGAGCTGTCCTTTCGCACATCAACAAGGAGGTACGCAGGATGGCAACCGCAATCGAGGAACTGACCAAGGCCACGTCGTCGCTGGAACAGACGGTGCAGACCATCGTCGTCATCGTCGGCGAGGTGAAGAACGCGCTGGACGAAGCGCGCGAGGCGAACGACATGACCGCAGTGCAGGCAGCAACGGCCCGCCTGAACGTGATGCGTCAAGCGCTCATCACCGCCGGTCTCGCCGCCGACATCACGCCCGAGACCCCGGTCGAGCCGCCGGTCGAACCGCCCGTCGAGCCGCCGGTCGAACCCGCGCCGGTCTGACGTAGCACCACCAGAGCTGCGGGGCGACCGGGGGCACTCGGTCGCCCTTTTCACATGAGCAAGAACGACGACTACAAATCCGCGCGGTATGGCCGCGACTTCGCGAACCGCGAGCGCGAGTCCTACTTCGGCCTGCATCAGCGCCAGAAGGGCGCGGTGGCGGCGTACGACGACCGTGCGGACTACGTTGAAGTCGGCTCGATGAGTTTCAAGAGCATCCCTCGTCTGCGCATGTACGTGTCGCTGGCGAGTCCGGAGCTTGGCCCGTTCGTCGATGATGCCAAGCACAAGGCCAAACAGGCGTACCTGTCAGGCAAGCGGCACTGGTCTGCCGACTACATCATCGACGTTGCCAAGATTGCGATCTCGCTTGGCGGACGTACGTGCCACATTCGCATCACGTGGAACTTGGGGTTCTCGTTCGAGTTCATCACCTCGGGTAACCCCGTGTCTCTGCAGTCGGTGACGCAGGGATCGCAGACGTTCTACTCGTACAAGGCGGTCGGCGTCGCCGCAAGCATCCGGTACCAAGACGGCAAGCTCGACGTCAAGCCACGCATCACGAAGCAGAAGCGCTCTGTCGATAGCGAAATCTCAATCATTGACCGGCAGTTCCAGATACAGCTCGTCAACGAGCCTGTCGTGTACCCGCAAGAGAAGCGGTCGTTCCTGAGCTATCGCTACCGCCGCGCGCTGATGGAGACGTTCGCGCCGGGGCATGGCTGGACAGGAGTGCCGACGCAGAACACCTACACACGGCACGACACGTTCACCGCTGAGGCGAACCCCGGCCCGCTGGTCACCTACAGCTCGCGCGACCGCTTCTTCGACGTTCCGTTCGAGGCGCACAACGCGCGCGACACGGACACTTCGCTGGCGTACATCCGTGGCACGGCGGATTGGCCGCGCGCCAACGGGTTGCAGAAGGTGAAGTCGCAGTGGGGCGAGCGCGAGTTCGCGGTGTACGTCACGGCGTTCAACCAGTTCATCGTGTTCCCTACTGCCGCCATCGGCCCACTCAACATCACCGACTCCACACTGCAGAACGTGGACGAGGCGTACGTGCAACGATTCGCACCGACAATGCCGTCGTGGGCGTGGAAGCCGTCAGTCAAAGCAGAGACGTACTACAACACGGACCCCGACATCAGCCACTGGCTCAAGGACGAGCCAGAGTGGGATTGGAAGTTCAACCACCTCAGCACGAAGGCCGTTGCTGTCGCGTTCGAGCGCGTGCAGATGGAGAACGACCAGACGTACATCGACACGGACATCAACACGGATCAAGCGTGGACGCAAACGAAGTTCGACACCATCATCGCGGCGGACTGCGGCATCCTGTCGCTTGCGCAGATGGCCGATCCGGAAGCGTACAAGAGCGATGAGAAGTTCTTCATGGCACCGGGGCTTGTGGAAGTCACGGTGGAGATCACCATCAACGGACCGGGGCTTGAGGATTACACCGCAACCGTCGTCGCTACGGAGCTGCGCAAGCCCTCGACGAATACGACCAACGTGCGGTGGCCGATGATCGCTGGGTACGTGTGGTACGACAACACGGTGGCCAAGAAGGGCGACCTCATCGCGGTGTGCCTCGAATACTGGCTGCGACCGAAGGGTACGTACGGAGAGGACACCGAGCGCGAGTGGTTCCTGTCCGTGCGCAACGTCACCACGAACGCGGAGCTGCTGTGCTATCGGTCGATGCGGATGCTGGCAGCGGACCTCACCACGCTGTCGTTCGCGCTGATGCCCATCGTGTACAAGCAGGAGCGTCGGCAATGCGTGCAGCGGAACTCGCAACCGGGTGGCGGCGGCATGGGGGTGACTTCCCCCTACGACGTGCTGTTCAGCATCGCGCAGATCGCCGTGGTCATCGTGCACAGCGGCAAGTGGAAGGACACGTTGTGGCCTGAGACGATGGCTGTTGAAGATCGTACGGAAGTACAGAACCTCATCAACCTCAATGCGCGTCTGTATATGGACGACCTGATCGCCAATCAGGGATCGGACCCGTGGGAGATGATGGCGCTCAACAGCGAGCGTGACGGCTGGTCGAGCGCGGGGATTCAGAACTACCGTGCGTGGTGGATGAACGAGCGCCACTACTGGTACAACGAGTTCTTCGTGTTCCAAGACCCCGACGTGTGGTTCTACGGGTCGAGTTACCCGACAGAGGGGTACGTGCAGTACAAGGTCGCTTCGCCTGCGCCGACGCTCAACGCCGCAGGGACGGCGGCGCGCAAGGCGTGCAGCGCGGAAGGCGGGTCGCACGAGCACCTGATGTTCTGCACGAACCCGAAGTGGGGCTGGCACTGGTACATGGCCTACACGCGGGTGGCGTTTTGGCTGCACAACTTCAACACGTTCTACACGCACCCGAACGGCTCGTGGGCGTTTTATGAAAGCGCAATGCTGTACGACCGTAACGGCGTTCCCGGCGCGTATAACGTCCCTGCCGTGTACGGAGACACGAGCTACAACATCGTGCTGGACGGGTTCGAGTACAAGTACGAAACCTACGAGGCATACGACGTTGCGAAGATCGAGCATTGCATCTTCGATAAGATTCACTTCGAGCTGCGCACCTTCAAGCAGGTAATGGGCAAGAAGGACACGTCGTTCCGCGAGCTGTACAACAAGGCGGTTGATAAGGGCAAGGCAGCGCTGACACTCGAAGCGGGCATCGACGAGCTTCCGCTGACGACGCTGAAGGCCACCTTCGAGAAGCAGCAGGTAACGACAGATCGTGGGCACTACGTGCTAGAGCTGAAGGCCACGTGGCCGTCCACAGCGAGTTGGTGGTTCCAAGATCAGTCCTTCATGGGGATGGCTTACGGTGATGAGTTCCCGTACTACGCGGGGTTCGCGGGCAATCTGCTCGGGCTTAACCTCATGACGTACTGGCGCACCACCGACGCGATTATCAACGGCGTCACAGGCATCCCCGGCCTGCCCGACATGACCAAGCCCGAGACGTACGGGCACCGCTTCGCTAACCCGATCATCATCGACGACAGGTAGAGGCACCATGCCGATCACTGGTGATGGCAGTTTCTTCCCGCTGGAATCTCTCGGCGGCAACAAGGCGTACGCGACGCAAGGCGTGACGAGTCAGCTCGAACCTCTGCAGTCCTCGGGGGGTCAATACGAGCACTCGACGATGGTCGCCACCCTGCCGATGCTCACCTCGGCAACGTCGGGGTTCCGCACAGGCGGGGCGATCTCGGCCACGCGCGCGCTCCCCGCGCTCACCGGGCAGAGCTTCATGGGGTCTCGGGCGGCGGGCGAGCTGCCCGCGCTCGCCGGGGCGGCGACTGCCACCTTCCCCCTGTCCTTCGCGGGCGCGGGGGTGCTGCCAGCGCTGACAGCTTCGGCGACCGGCTGGTTCGGGCGGGGGTTCTCGCAGGCGGCGGTCCTCCCCCGGTTGACCGGGTACACGAGGACAGGCCACAGCGCACGGCGCGAGCTGCCGTCCTTGGCCGGTGCCGCGCAAATGACGCGGTTGGAGTCAGGGTACTCCGGAGCGGTCCTGCCCGCCCTACGCGGTTCTGGTACGTACGTACTGTATTCGACACCGATGTTCGGGGCGGGCGAGCTGCCCATGCTGGTCCCCGGCCCGTACGCAGCGCAGCGGGCGGCGCTCCCGGCGCTCTCGGGGGCGTCTCTGGTGCTGCTGGACAACGCGGCGTTCGAGGCGTGGGTGATGAATGTGCGGAACAAGGGGGTGACGCGGTACACCAACTTCCCGTTCACGCAGCTCGTGCGATGGGGCAAGCGGACCTTCGCGGTGGGGAACGGCGACCTCTACGAACTCGGCGGCGATCTCGACGATGCCGACCCGATCCAGTGGTCCTTCGAGACCGGGCTGAACGACCTCGGTAGCCCCGGCGTGAAGCACGTGCCCTACCTGTACATCGACGGCATTATCGACGGCGAGGTGCAGATCACGCTGATCGACGACCGCAACCGCGAGTTCATGTACGAGTACGACACGCAGCAGCGCGGCGCGGTGCATCAACCGCACCGGCGTAAACTAGGCAACGGCATTCGTACACGCAACGTTGCGTTCAGGCTTGGCAGCGATTCGGGGGCGTACGCCGAGATCGACTCTCTGGAACCTGAAGCGACCGTCACGCAAAGGAGCATCTGATGGCTAACCTCACCCCCGACGAGATTCTGCAAATCCACAAGGACTACGCAGATGAGTTCGCCAACCTCGCGCAGTCGGGGCTGACCGGCGCGTTCGCGGCGTTGTCGCAGAGCGGCATCTTCGACTATCACCCGTCCACGTTCAGCTTCGCGTTCCCGAACTATGGGACGCCCGACAAGGATGTCGATCTGCCGCAGAGGCCGCTTGAACCGACACTGCCGGATGCGCCCGAAGTCGAAGCGCACATCGCGCTTCCGAACCCGTCGTTCGGCAGTCCTCCGAACCCGTCGTACGGGGCCACGCCGATCTACAGCGCGCCGCCGAAGCCTTCGGAGACGCTGCCGGGGTTCTACGAGACCGCGCCTGCCACACCCGCCGCGCCGACGATGCCCGATGTGCCGTCGTACCTGCAGCTCCCCGACTACACGCTGCCGTACACGGAGATCAACGTTCCCGATGCTCCGGTCATCACCATGCCGGTGTTCGAGGGTCGGCGTCCTGCTGACATCCAAGTGCCCGATGCAACGGCCATCGTGCAGGAGTACACCGACGAGCAGAACAACCATCGCGCGATGCTGCCTGCGTACGTGCGCGAGAACGCCGACGCCATGCTCGCCGAGTTCGTTCCCGAATACCACACACTGCGAGCGCGCATCAACAACGCCATCACATCGTACACCGACCCGGTGAACGGCGGCGGCATCGGAACGCCCGAGCAGATCGAGAACGCCATCTACGCGCGCGCCAGCGACCGCGCCTCGAAGGAGTTCAACGCCGCCGTCTCAACCGCGATGGAGACCGTGGCCAAGCGCGGGTTCAAGATGCCGCCGGGGGCGTTGTACGGCCTCGTTCGCAAAGCACGTACCGACATGGGCGACGCGCTCGTGCGCAGCTCTACGGAGATTGCCGTCAAGAACGTGGAGCTGGAACAGCAGAACTTCCAGTTCATGTTGAAGCTCGGCGCGCAGCTCGAAGAGAAGATGCTCGACACACTGTCGCAGTACATGAACCTCTCGCTGCAGATGGACGGGTTGGCCATTCAGTCGGCGAAGGAGATCGTCGCGGCCTACATCGGCGCGTACAACCTGCAGGTCATGGTGTTCAAGGCGATGATGGATGGCTACGTCGCCGACGTGCAGGTGTACCGGGCGAAGATCGAAGCGCTCGACTCCACCGTGAAGCTGTACGAAGCAGAGATCAGGGCAGAGCTTGCCAAGACCGAAGTCAACAACGCGTATGTGAAGGTGATGCAGGCGGTGGCCGATGTGAATCAGTCGCTGGCCAACACGTACAAGGCGCAGGTCGATGCGGCGCTATCGACGCTGGAAGTGGCGCGCACGCAAGTAGCGATCTACGAGGCGAAGGCACGCGCGTACACCGCGCAGGTGCAGGCGTACGAGTCTCGCTGGAACGCTTACCGCGCGGAAGTGGACGGTGAGCTTGGGAAATTCAAGGGATACGAGGCTGCAGTCAATGGCTACGTGGCGCAGGCTCAAGGTTACAAGGCTCGGGTTGACGGCTATGCAGCGCAAGTGTCCGCAGCGGCTGAAACCAATCGAGCAATCGGTGCGACAAACGAATCGCGGGTCAAGGTCTACAGTGCGCAGGCCGAGACGGCGATCAAGAACTTCGAGTCACTGATCGCTGCGTACACCGCCGAGTCTAACGCTGCCATCGCGCAGACGCAGATCGAGATCGAATACTGGCGCACGCAGTCGAACCTGCTGTTCCAAGAGTTCAACGTCGCGGTGAACCAAGCGTTCGAGTACGCACGTGAGCAGATGAACCTCTTCCGTGGCCAGATGGAAGCGGCGATCAACGCGGCGAACGGCCTTGCGCAAGCGTCCGCCGTCGCGGGCAACCTCGCGGGCGGCGCGATGCAGGGTCTCACGAGCTTCGCCGGTCGCCTTGTCAGCTCGGAGGAGTAGCGGTACTATTCGACTTCGTGGTTTGCTGCCACTGCCCCCGTCCCTCCCGTCGGGGGCTTTTTTACGTCTGCAAACACCGACGCGAGCACCACGACGACTTCGGCTGGAACGCCAAAATAGTTCCACACCGGCACGCCGTTCCGCGTGCGGCGTACGCGGACACGGAAGCGATCTACCACATCCGCTTGCGTGTAGAACTGCAGCTTATCGTCTCCGACCCATCCGATCATTTTGCGTCCTCGTATACAGCGAGCTTGCTGCAATCGCCAGCCCGCCAAAGCACAGTATCCCCGCGACGAGATACACGAACACAAGGAACCAATGCAGCAGCAGCTCGATCATGGCGCGAGCACCGCACGCACGGGGTACTTGTCGGGACGGTGCACGCCAGCCACTGCGTCGTCGTACAGTCGCACATCGAGGAGGTGGTCGAGACCGTCCTTGGCAGCGGCGGGCAGCGCGAACGTCGCCTTGCCGTTGACGAACGGCTTCACGCCTTGGTACCACGGCGAGATGTCGCGCGAGTCGATGAGCAGTTCGACCTTTGCGAAACGCGGCGCAGCTTCGATGGTGACGACGCCAGCCGCGTAGTTCACCGTTGCGTTCGTGTACGACGGTGACGCCGGAATGATGAACTTCCACTTCGCCGTACTCTTGGCATTGTCGAGCGGGCCGATGTACGTTCCCGTCGCTCGTAACGCACGTGCGTACACGGAGTGCTCCTTGCCGTCCTGATACATCTCAGGCACACACCACGTCCACGTGTTCGGGTAGCCCTTCATGGTCGCGAGCACCTTGGCTTCCTCGTACAGCGTCGAGCTGTCGATGCGGAGCTGCACACGCGTGCCTGACTCGACCACCCACCCGTGCAGGTAGACGAGTGCAGAGCAGCCGGGGTTGAACGCCTTGCCTGTGATGGTGCCGACGACCATAGTTGGCGGCTTCGGTCGCATGTTCGCTGCGACGCTTTCAAGATACGCAAGCGACTGCTGACGCACCACTGCGTCCACTTGCGCTGCGGGAAGCACCTCTCCAGTGAACATCACGCCAAGTGAAGCTTCCTTGGCTTGCGGCCCGGTCGGCTCCACAGACGGAAGGCGCAACACAGGCGGCGGCAGCGTCTGCCCATAGGCTTTCGCCGAGTGGAACAGCAGTGCGAGCGCGCCAAGCACGATGGCAAGCGCGACGAGTGTGCCGAGCAACATCTCGATAATGGACCGTCTCATGTCAGCTCCTCGATGAGTTTTTCCAGAGTGTGTTGCGCCTTGCCGATGTCCAGCGCGCCCCCCTTGTCGCGCTCTCGCGCAAGGTACACGATAGCCGTGCCCTTCATGAACCCACGGAACTCGTCGGGAGTGAGCCACGCTTTCAGCGCGTCCCACGGTTGTACCGCGAGCTTCTTGTAGTGATCCCCCCCAATCTGCCGGTCATTTGCGCTCATTTGCTGCACACCTCATTGAGTTTGGTCATAGAGATTTCAAAGCACCGCACCTGACTCGTTGCGTACTTCGTTCCTGCACCGAGTACCTTCTGGCAGTCGCGGCGCGTGATGATGCCGAGACTGGTCAGCTCGACCTCGATCTTCTTGAAGCTCGCCCTCGCTTCGGTGCAGTACTCATTGAACGCCGCGCGGGACAAGTACAGCACGTGCGTGTCGAGTTCGTGCCGAATGTTGAGCGGACCTCGCGGTTCCAGCACCACGTTGTCGATGTTGGACGCGCCCTTGGCGTGTAGCACGAGCGAGTTCTGCTGCCGTGTGGTCAGGTACTCCGACAGGATTTCCGCCGACGACATCTGCGCCTGCTGGTGCGTGAGCCGTGTCTTGGTGATCCGCTTCTTGAACTCCTCAACATCGTCCTGTGGGTTGAACGGTAGCAGCTTGAGCTTGTACGCGATCATGCCAGCGACGTAGGTAACTGCGATAGCGGCGGTCTGGAAGCGGTCTTCACTTTGTGAGTTCAGCTCACGCGCGAACCACTCCTCTGTATCGAGCACCAGCTTCTCAACCTTTGCGTAGTTCTTTGTCACGTACTCGGCGAAGAGCGGCCCGATCCAGCCGTAGTTCCTGTACAGCGCGCGCTTGAACTTGTCCGCTTCGATCTTAACCTCAGTGGAGCGGTCCACTACCTCGAAGTCCAGCGTGAGCAAACGTGCAAGGTGCGGCGCGATGTTCTTGCCCGACGCGAGGATACGGCTAACGTCGTCGGAGTTCGTCGAGGAGATCACCATCGTCCCCCACGTCAATATGCGCCCGTCGTGCTCCTTGCCGTGCATGCGCTCCTTGCCGCGCCCGGTCGAGATGTTAAGGAAGAATTCGCGCATCTCGTCGGGATTGCGTTCCGTTGTGTCGTCCCAAAACACCGGCAACGAGTGGTGGATGCCGAGATGCAGGTAGAACGCGTTGATCGTTGAACCCTGCTGCCCGCCACCAAGCAAGAGCCAATCGGGCTTGCCCCACATCGAGGCTCCCGCTTCGAGCATCGTCGATTTGCCGCGCCCCGTGTCTCCTGCTGCAGTTATCAGCACGCCCTTGTGGCCAGTCATGTGCAGCAGCGGAGCACCGAGAGATGCCCACGAGCCGAAACGAAACGCAAACTTCCCCGGCCCCATGTAGAACCTGAAGTTGTCCACGCTATCCTGCAGCGTGCCCATTGTGTGCATGGCGTTCTTGGTCACGGCGCGCACTTCGCGGTTAGGCACGTGTTCGCGCGAGGTGCCGTCCTTGAAGTAGATGCGATGCGGCACGACGAACGCAGTGTAATTCTCGTGCCAACCAAGCCGGTCGTACACGCGTTCGCGGTCGATGTCTTGGTGCAGTTGCTTGAGATAGGCTGTCATCATGAACTGATTGCTCTTGGCTTCCTTCGGGTTGAGCGCAATGCCACTCTGCAGCATGAAAGCGTGCATCTTGCGAAGGTCGCTGAAGATTGCGTTCGGGATGCGAATCTCCGTCCACCCAACACGGTCGAGCTTGGCCATCCACACCGACATCTCTTCGGCTGCGCCTTCAACGTTCACGTGGCGCAGCAACCGCTTCGGGTAGATGTCGATGGGGCAGGCGACGTCAACAACGTCGTCTCCGTCCGGGTTCTTGTTAACCAACCCGATGTACACCTTGCCGTTCGCGTCGTGCAGGCGCTTGTACTTGCCGGGTGGCGCAGGAATGTACGTCGTCGTTTCCTCGGGTACCACAGGAACATCTTCGGCGGTTAGCGGCTCCGCTTGTCGGTACAGGTGCGCGATCTGCGCGGGCGAGCTGATGCGGGTCCAGTTCGGGCACGCCTCGCAGGTCTCAGGATTCGCTTTCCAGAACGTCGTGCATCGCGTCGGGCCGCTCGGCAGGCCCGCCATCTTGGAGCGCAGCTCGGCGTCCGAGAACTTCGGGTATCCATCGCTCACCGCCAGCAGCACCGGCTCCTGCGGCTCGCAGAACCGGGCGAGGGCTAGTGCGGCCCTCCACTGCGGCTCCGTCGCCGCTGCGCCGCGCGTTGCTACTTGCTCACCAAAAGCGGGACAGACGAACGCCAGCAGGTCGGGGTTCACCGGGTCGTTGGTCGCCCCGATGTTCCCCTCGCCGCCCAGCACGGCAGGCACGACGGCGGTCTTCGCAGGCCGCACTTGCTGCAGCGCCACGCCCTTGTCGGACAGGTACGACTCCAACGGAGCTGAAATGTCGAGCGCAGTCGCTTCGGGCGCAGCGCTCAGCACTTCCACCCACAGCGCAGGCTCCTTCTTGAAGTTGAGCGTACCGACAGGGCGAAGCACGCGCGCGATGTCGGCGGTCACGGCGTGGTCCGCCTTCAGGCCGAAGGCACCGCACGCGGCCTTGAGTTGTTCTGCTATCGCGCGCCACTCGGTAGGCTCAAGCTCCTCCGACAGCCGCCAGTACGCGTGCACGCCGTAGCCACTGCTGACCTTGGTTGGTTCCGGCAGTCCGACTTCGGCGCAGAACTCGGTAAGCGCCGTGAGCGCTTCGTCCTGCGAGAAGTATCCGACTCCACCCTTGGCGTCGATGTCGAGGAAGAACGTACGCAGCACGCGCACGTTGGCGTGCGTCCTGCGCTCCCACGCGCCGATTTCACCACGGTAGTCCTTCTTGGTCTTGTTCCAGACCTTCTCTTCCTTGAACGACGCCAGCGCGTAGTACACGTCGCGCTGCTCCCACAACCACTTCGTGATCTGCGTGTACGCGTCGTCGAGCGTTTCGACCGACACGTTGACCCACACCTTGTTGCCGTTGTCCAACGTGCGAGGAGTGGCGATGATGTACCACCCCTCTTCGGGCAGCATCGCCGCCATGAACTCGCGCGGCGTCATAGCAACCTCGTATCGAGAATCCTGTACAGAGCGGCGGCGCGCTCGTCCACCGTGCCGACCAGCGGCTTCGGTGTGTTCGACGAGAGAAACGCCTTCTCGATGCTACGAATCAACTTCGTGATGGGCTTCGCGCGCTCCTTCGGCACGTTGCCCGTGTACATCCACCGATAGACAGTATCGGCACTGACATCCAGCAGCTCCGCGAACGTCGGTGCTGGAACCCCAAACTTCAGTGATGCTGCGGCGAGTTGCGTGCCGGGATTGTTTGGCTCCTCCACCAAACGATCACGAATCAACGTTCTCGACCGTGCGGACATGGCGCGCGGCATTGGCGACTCCTGAAGCAAGGCGGGGGGCCGTAGCCCCCCTGAACCTTGTTGGTTGACGTGCGGTGTCAGTCGTCCCACTCGTCAACCAGCGCGTCCACCCCCTTCCCCTTCTTCGCCGGGGCCGCGCTCTCCTCGACCTTCTTGCGCGCGGGGACGCGGGCCTTCACCTCCTCCATCGGAGTCGTTTCGACCTTGGCCTTCTTCGTCGGGGGCGGCGGCGCGTCGTCGTCGTCCTCAACCTTCGGCGGCTTCTTGGACGGCTTGACCGGAGCGACGACCTCCTCTTCCTCGTCCTTGCTCTCCCCGGCCTTCTCGTCGCCCGTCTTGCGCGCCGCTGCGGCAGCCTCGGACGCCTGCAGGAGCGCAGCGATGCGCTCGTCCTTGGTCATCGGGCCGTAGATTTCCAGCTCCTCGTCCGTAAGCCAGCGAGACGCGCCGAAGATGAGCTTGGGGTATTCGAGCCGCGAGTCGAACTTGATCTTGGTCGCGACCATCGCCGTGTGGTTGCACCCACGAGCGCGCAGCATGTCGAGGTACTGGTCCCACGCGTAGAACCCCTTGGCTTCGTTCTCCTCGTTGTTCTTGTCCCACATCGAGGTTTGCGCGAGCCGCAGGAGCAGCGGCGGGAAGTCGGTGGCACCGAGCGGCACAACCGCCAGCCGCTTGAACACGGAGCACGCCGTCGTCTCCTTGCCGTTGGGCGTGATCTTGCTGCCCTTCTTGCTGAACTCGCAGGTCGCGCAGGTCTTCGCGCGCGGCTCCTTCACCGACTCGTCGGGCGTCTCGCCGTCCATCGACCAGCAGGCGGGCGGCTGCGACTTGCCCGCTTCGTACGCGCCTTCGTAGTACGCGCGGCTGCGCGACTTGTTGTGGTCGAGCACGACGACGTGCACCGTGCTGATCGGCTCGTCGTCCTTGGTGAGCACGGTCTCCACACCGTCGAGCACGGTGCGCCACACCTTGCCACGGAACGAGAGCTGGTTGATCGTGTTCTTCGGGCCGATGTTGCCTTCCTCGCCGAAAAAGGCGGTGATGTGCGCCGGGACTTGTTTGCTTTCGCTGAACGGAACGAGCTTGGTCATGTGTTGTTCTCCTAGAACGTGGTTGGCTGCGCGACGGAACGAACCGCCGCCATGATGCCCTGCTGCAGGTGCGTTTCGGCGATGCTGACCCAGCGCTGGTCGTACTCCTTGGTCGAGCGCAACGACTCGATCATGACCGCCAGCAGCTCGCCTTGCTTCTTGATTGCGTTGATCTGCCCGATCTCGTGCTCCGTGAGTTCGCGGTAGCCCCTGATGTACTTGTGCTGGTTGTCCATGCTAGTCCCTCGCCGGAACGAGTTGCGCGAAGACCTTCTGCAGATGCACCGCTTGCGCCTTGGCGTCTTCCAGCGCGTTGTGCGGGACGAGCGGCTTCACGTAGGGGATGTTGGGAGCGAGCGCCTTCATCGTGCGGAAGCAGCGGTCGTCGTAGAAACGGAACGGCGCGACACCGCCCAACTGGTCGTACGCGTTACGCACGATAACGTTGTCGAACCCCGCGCCGTTACCCCACGTCGGCATCGGCGTTTGGCCGAACCACACGAAGAACCGCGACAGCGCGTGATCGAGCGGCAGGTTGGGGTCCGCGCGCAGCACCGCACGCGCCTCGTTGGACTGGTCCATCCACCACATCACCGTGCGCCCTTCGACGTGCAGCTCGGCCTCGATGCACGAGCCGAGATCGACGGACACGTGGAAGTGCTGGTACTCCGGGTCGTTCGGGTCTCCCAACTCGCCGACCGGCCCTCGCGGGTCGAACTTCACCGCGCCGATTGCCACGATAGCTGCATTGGAACGCACGCTCATCGTCTCAATGTCCAGCATGACTTCAAGCGACATCTGCCTCTCCCTTCTTGCGGTTGGATCGGACGCGCATGCGGTTCTCGCGAAAGAAGTTCACACCCGGCGGCAGCTTGCCGTCGTTCGCGTCCATGTACTCCTTGACGTGCCCGAGCGACACGCGCTGCTCGTAGAACAGCAAGTCGCCCTGCTCCTGAACGAACGAGCGGAACACCTCAGCATCCGCCATCGACACGTGCTGCTCCTCGCCGATGTACGCCGTCCCGTCGTCCGTCTTGAACTGCTTGACACCCTGCTCCTGCGCGCGACGCAGGAGTTCGTTCTCGACCGTCCGAAGGTCCGTCTTCAGTTGGTCGTCCTTGCCTTCGTACTGCTCCTTCAACTCGGAGCGTGCGTTCCTGATACGCACGAACGTGCGCACCAGTGCTTCTGTCGTGGGCGCTGCCATGTTGACCCCTTATAGTTGGACCGCTATGGTAGCCGGTCTATTGACGGATCGCAACAAGAAAAAATGCCTAATTGAATCAGTCCTCTTTGAGCGTTCGGTTGTACAGATCAAGTATCGTCTCCTGCGACACCTTGCGTCCTTCGACCTGCTGGTAAATCTGCCACTCCAACGAGTGCCCGCCGATGCGAATGATTGTCATCGGGCGAGTTTGACCGGGGCGGTTAATACGCTCCATCACCTGCTGGTCCTGCTCGTTGCTGTAGATCGGCGCATAGAAGATCAGCATGTCCGCCTCAGTCAATGTCAGACCGTGTGCCATGACCTGCGGATGGCACAGCAATAGGTGCGGGTCTTTCTCCTCCTTGAACCTGCGGAAGATTTCGTTTCGCTTCGTGGCAGACACATCGCCGTTCACGATGGCGCACGCGTAGTCGTTTTCCAGCTCCTCCATGAGCGCTCGCGTGATCCCCTTGTATGGGACGATCACAAGCACCTTCGCGCTGGCCTGCTCGATGCACTCCTTCAGCACGCGCAGGCGCGGCTCGTGCGGCAGCACGACGTACTCTCCGGTGTCGGGGTCGCGCATGCTGCCGCACAGAATCTGCCGCAGCTTACTGATCTTGTCTGCCGCATTGACTGCGCTCACTTCCTTGCCGCCCACCTCGGCGACGAAGAAGTTCTTCATGCGCCTGAACTCGCGCAGTTGTTCCTTAGACAGCTCGCACTCACGCGACTCGTACGTGACCGGCGGCAGGTCGATGCAATCACGCTTGCGGAACCGCACGGCGGGTTGCAGCGCCTCGAACACGGCGTGCTCCGACCCCTCGCGCGGCTTCCACTTGTATGTCGTGACCTGCTGCATGACCCGCGAGCGCCACGAACTGAAGTAGACCGGCACCTTGCTCTTGTCCACGAGCTTCGCAAGCGCGTACGCGTCAGTCGGAGCGTTGGGGCACGGCGTGCCTGTCATGAGCCACAGGCGGTGGTACGGCTGGATGATGCGGGTCAACGTCTTGTACCGCTCGGTCATCGCGTTACGGTACGCCGCCGCCTCGTCGATGATGATGAGGTTGATGTCGGGCCGCGCCTTCAACGTGCGCTCGATGATCTCCAACCCCTCGTAGTTGATGATGTAGAAGTCCGCGCCCGACTGCAGCAGGCGCAGTCGCTTGTCTTGGTTGCCGTGGAGCACAACCGCCGTGCGGTGCATGACGAACCGGAACGCCTCGTCTCGCCACACGCGTACCAGCGTGGACAGCGGGCCGACGACCAGCGCTCCCTTCACCTCGCCCGCGTTCATCAGGTAGTCCGCCGCCCACAGCGCACTGGCGGTCTTGCTCGTGCCCATTTCGTTGAGCACGAACCCCTTGCGGTGCAGGGTCAGGAACTCCGATGTCTCGATCTGATGCTTGAACGGCTTGTACGGCCCCGGCCAGTGGTACTTGTGCCGGATAGGCGACGGCACGGGAATGCCGATGTTGCGCAGTACGCGCGTCGTGTCTAGCGTGTGCTCGACGGCGAGGTTGTGCTTCTTCCAATCAACTTCCTCGGTCAAGCCGGGAAGATACTTCCGAATGGCTTGCGGGTTACGCACCCGCAGGAACACGCGGTCGTTTGGTGTGTCAAGGATCATCACTTACTCCACGTGTTGCGCCGCTTGTGCTCCATTACGTGACGGTACAACCACTGCTCCAGCTCTTCGAGCTGTGGGTCGTCCACCGCGCGTATCACGAACACGGGGGCCAGCGATGCTTCGACTTCCTTGCGTGTTTTCTGCTGGCGCGGCGTGAGTTCGTCGGTGAGCTTGGCCTTGGTCTCGATCTCGAAGTGCAGGCCGCAGCATGACCCCACGCAGTCGAGCATCGGAGACCCCATGCCGTTCTGCACTGGCCAGTACGCCTTCACCAGCGGCTTGTACGCGTCGAGCAGTTCCTTCACCTTCTTCTTGACTCGTCCTTCAGGAGTCATCGTTTTTCCTTCCAGTAGTTGTAATGGGCGCGGCACGTGAGCCGCTGCGTGCCGTCCTGCATCGTCCACGCCGTTCGCGCTTGCTCTCGACACTTCGGCTCATCGCAGGCTGCGTAGACTTCCGTCATGCGGCACCGTGGGCACCCATAGCCGCTCGCGCCATCCCCATCGGAGTACGGCCCGTAGAGGAGGTCGGCAGTCTTCCACACACGCCTGCAGTTGGCGCATCGCCACCGTTGCGGGAGTGTCAGCATGGCCCCAATCCTGTCGCCTTCCTTCCCGAAGGAAATGAACCCAACGTCGCCGCGTTCGTTGCTGATGACGGCGCAGATCGGGGTGAACGAGCTAGAGTCCCAGCGCATCAAGTATCTGCATCACGAGTTCACGGCGTTGCTTGCGCAGCGCGGTCACCGTTGCGCGTTCCGCGTCGAGCTGTCGCTGCAAATCGAGGATGCCGCCAGCCTTCGCTTCCTCCATGCGCTTCTCGCCATCCATAAGGCCCGCAACGTAGCGCTCTTCGAGCATGTCTCGCGCGCGGTTGATCGCCGCTGCTTCGCCGTCATCGTACCCTTCCTGCCACGCCTGCGTAAGCTTGCGGGTCAGTACTGCGTCCGCCTTGACCAACTCCGCAGGCTTCTTCTTCACCGTCATATTTCTCTCCTTGGTCAATGCAGCGGCTGACGTAAACCACCGTCAGCGCACTGCTACTACACTTCCGAACTGCTGTACTACTTGCCCGTGACGACCTTCAGCACACGCGTCAGGAGACTCGGCTTGGGCATGCCGACGCCTTCCTTCTTCGCTGGCTCCGCTGCCTTGGACGGCGGCTTGTCACCTGCGGCTTCGTCGATTTGCTCGTCGAGATCACGCCCTCTGTTTCTGAGCGTGTCGTACGTAGACTGCGGCTTGCGCGGCTTCGGCATTCCTTCGGCCATGTCACTTCCTCCGTTTCGGT